CTATTTAAGTTCTATGTACTCTGTGTATGTTATCCGAGTATGCGGATTAGTGCTGACAATTTCCTGTCTGATAGCCTTGCACCCCCAACGGAAAAACAGAAACTTCTTCGGCACTCTATGTACTATCTGGACTATGGTATCTTGCGATACGACATTCAGCGACACATCACGCCCTTTCAGTTCACCAAGTATATTTACCCACGCATCATGCCAACTGAAAGACTTGACGGTATCAATGGTGCCATTGCGATACACAATGCTGTCACGGACTTGTGTAATCACTTTCACTTCCGTTTCTGTTGCAGTCGTAGAGGCAGCTTTCAAGCGTTTAACCTTTATTCCTAATTCATCGGCTGTCTGGCACATTTTCTTATACTTGCCTTTCAGTTCTGAATAAGAAAGCTCCAACCTTTGAACACTCGCAGCCGACTTACCAGCTTCCGTTTCGTAGTACGTTGCTTTCTCCAGCAGTGCCGTTTGATTGCCTTGCAAGCGGTTGTTGTCTGATTGCAACGCCTTGTTTCGCAGATACAGAGCGGAACTAACGCATAACAACACCGCTATTGCGATACCAAGCCATCTGTTCATCTTAGTACATTATTTATATAGTCAATGATACCGTCCACATGGAGTTTGGTTATTGCAGCTTTTCCGTCTTCACTTAACAGCAACTCCAAATCATCCATATTGTCGTAGAACAGGTTTTCTGTCAGCACAGCGGGGCAAAGAGTATTACGGCAGATAGCAAGGTCTTGCGGAATGTACCTGTCGTTAGGAACGGCACGATTGCCTTTAAGACCTAACTCAATAGCCTTATCCCACAGACAAGCAGCGAGTGTCTTGCTGTTAGCCGAGGCATTAAGTCCCACATGAGCGGAAAATCCCCTTGCGCTATACCATTTGCCGTTACAACCAGCAGCGTTACTATGTATTGACACCACAAGCACATTCTTTGCACCCACCTTACGGCAGATGTCATTGACACGCTTACATCGAATTGAAAGCGATATGTCAAAGTCTTCTGGCACTATTCGCTCTACATCATAACCCTTACACTTGAGGCAGCTTTCAACACGCTTTGCAATTTCCCTTGCAAAAGCATATTCACGCAAACGACCATCGGGCGATTGCTTACCCTTGGTGTTTACACCGTGTCCATTGTCGATTAAAATTTTAACCATAATATATAATTTGCTTAAAATGTTGTATAAATGCGCATATAATTTTACGCAGATATTGTATTTATGAATTAAGCCGTTGGTAAAAGTCTGTTTTGATGTTGTCGTATGCGAGCTTTACATTTGTGTAGGCACGGGCATTGTTTGCACCGTCCGCATTGTAAATCTCGCCCTCCACCACCTTTGCTACATCTTCCACCCATTCGATAACGCAATAATCGGATATTGGTTTACCTCTGTAAGTGAATGGGTCAAAACGGCTGTTTCTATCATTGTGTATCACCATTAACGACTTGCGGATTTTAGCCGCTGTCGCTTCGTGGTCTATGATATGATTCTCTTGGCGCACCCTTTTTATCAGCCGACAAACTTGCTCTATTGATAGGTCAAAGGCAAATCCTGTCAGATTGCGTATGCGCAGCAGCGTTTCTGTCCTTAGACCCTCCGATATGTCTTGCAACATATCATTCTGGGCGTTGGTTGTCTTGGCAAGCTCTTGCAAGCTCTCCTTGTTGTCTTGCATCATCTGCTCAATGATAGCCTTGAACCACTTGAAAATAGCAACCATCATTGCAGCCGACAAAATCAAGAAGAAAGCCGCTGTTACTGCCATCATGCCGAAATCACTTATACCGTGCGCAACTGTCGTTACATCTGTTATGTTATTCATCGGCTTCGTCTGTTTTTGGTACGTTTATAGAAATCGAAGTTCTCTTTGTCTTCCCTCGTCACCTCACTGTTTGGCGAGAACACACGAAAGCCGTACATATTGCCATAAGATACCACCTTGATAATGGCACGGAATGGATAACGCCTCTTAGGGTTACAGAATACATCTTTCAGTTTCTTGCTGTCAGTGAAGAAAGCAGACCTGTTATAACCCTCGCCATAAGCGACAAGAGTATGCTCCCCGTTCTCTGTTGCTCTGTTCTCCCAACCCGTGAATACTGTCACTTGGTTCACTACCGCATCCACAGATGTAAACTCACAATCGAACAGGTCGCTGTTCTCGTTAGGGTCTTCTACAAAATCTTCTATCTCGTTCATAAGTCCATTGGAATGTTAAGGGTTTCACAATCGTTGTCTATCATCGTGCGGATAGCCAGACGGTCTTTCAAGAAGTCCTCATAGGGTTTCTTTGCGGATTCATCCATCAAGCCGAGTGCAGCACTCTGATACTCGTTCACTAACTTGCTTTCAGTCTTAGCTGGGTACTTTGCAGTAATCAGCGTACTGAAAATGTTGTCGGCAGTCTTTGGGTATTCGACACGAAGGCTGTCATACTGCCACATCTTGCCTGTCGGCTTTTCTCCGTCTTTGGCTATGTGTGTACCGCCCATTTCTTCTGTCACAACCTCCACTTCCTTTATGTTGAAGTTGTAGAGGAATGTTCCCTGTCCGTTGTTGTACGGGTCTATCACTTGCGGACGCTGTGCTGACAGCAGACCCATTGATAAAATACTTGTGTCCATCGTTTATAATTTTATTAAAGACATTCTTTTTGTGCGCCTCACTACATCTGATAGTCCAACCCCATTCAGACGGGAAGAGGTGCTTTATATCATTCTCATCTTTAATAGGACATTTCTTAGCGATAATGGACGCTTTGCGGTAGAACCTCAACAGTATGCTTTTTCTTAGCAATACATTGTAATGGTTTTGTAGGAAACCGCAATAATCAATGCCTCTATCATCAACGGGGTATATCTGCCAATTTGCCTTGAACTCAACTTTCAGTTCGGTTGCGAGATACAAGCCTGTCATATCAAGCACAAAGTGCAGTGCCTCTTTGCTCTCGCACAAGAAAACCATATCATCCATGTAACGGAAATAATACAGTTTCACCCCAAACATCTTTAGAACAATCAAAGCAAGGACTTCCTTAACCCAATGGTCAAAATAAGCCAGATACAAATTTGCTAAGTATTGGCTTGTGTAGTTTCCAATAGGCAGCCCCTTGTCTTTACCGTTACTGTCAATAATCTTGTCTAACAGCCTTAACAACTGTTCATCCGCAATAGTAAACCTTATGATTATTTTTAATGCGGTATGGTCTATGTTGTCGTAGAACTTGCTAATGTCAGTTTGAAGACAAAAACGAGTCCCTTTCTTATCTCGCATCAATGCGCTACGCACATCAAGCATACACTTGTGTACTCCACGACCTTTAATGCAAGCATAGGTATTTTCAATGAACAAGTGCATCCAATGCTCACCCAGCACGTTAATCACGCAATGATGAATGATACGGTCGGGAAAGAATGGCGCAATCATCAGTTCACGCTCTTTCGGGTCGTAAATCTTTCTTTTCTTGTATTCGCCTGGTACATACGTTTCATTAGCCAACATTTCATACAACTCATACAGTCGCTCACAGATATTGTCGTTAAATTCGTTAATCTCTGTTCGCTCGCCTTTTCCACGCTGTGCGTTGTATTGAGCCTTGCACAAATTTTCATTCGTGTATAGCAAGTGATAAGCGTTCTTTATCTTCTTTGATGGGGAACAAGCCAGCTTGCCTGTATCTCCAACATAAAGACCGCAATCCTCAAAGTCGGTATATTGATACAAATATGTATTTGCTTTCATTACCTATGTTGTGCCGTTAGTCTAATACAGAGCTTTCAATCATTTACTCGCACCGTGTTAATCACTATTTTTCCACCAAGAGGTGAAGTGTCGGCAGCATTAAGTATCTTATTTCTCAATTGAAACCAAACGGTAAAAGCGGAAGCCACTGTTCGCATTCGAGTTCGAGGAACGATTATTCGCATTCGCATACCCCCAGCCCGCATTCGCACCATTATTCGCATTAGCAGACAGAAGCAAACCCCATACTACCGACACTTAAAATATTTTGTTTTAATATTTCCAATTCAAACGGTTCACGTTAGCCCGTTTTTTCGTTGCTCCGTGAACCGTCATTTTGCAGTCCGTCAGAAACGGCACAAGCGGAAGCCACTGCTCGCAAACGAGCCCGAGGAACGATTACGCGCATTCGCAAACCCCCAGCCCGCATTCGCACCAAAATCCGCACCAGCAGACAGAAGCAAACCCCACCAACCAGACGCATCACTACCAGGGTGCCAGAAGTAGTCACAAGCACCTTGATTGCTACTACCACCTATTGCATCGGGGAAGCAGATACCATTGCTTGAAATGGCAAAGTGCAATATCCAACCATTGCTACGAGGCAAATCGCACATTTCCGTATAGCCATCGGGGACAGTCGTAGCATTGTCTGAATGTGAAGTGAACTTTGTCGGGTCTTCGCACAGATAAGCAATACTCCTACCTCCCTCCTTGTCGGGAATATGGCGTATAAGCACATCATCTGCCAAAAGCCACAAGTATTCAAATGGGGCTTCCAAACCACGGTAAGATGTCACATAGACGGTCTTATCTCCACCCGTCCAACCTTTGATAACGTATGCAATACGACCTGTATTGTTGCCAAGCGTTGCAGTAACTCCACAAGGCACGAAAGGATTATTGCCGCCCCATGTATTCCACTGACTACCATCAACAGCGGGACCACTACCCAAGCCGCCCTGTCTGAATCCGTCAGCAGTCAGCGTTTCGTTGTAAGTGTCTTGACAATGCAATGAAGCATATTCTATGCGTTGCAACCACGCAATTTCTGTATATACACGATACACGCCAAGGTGAGTGCCGTTTTTACAATAAGGTCGTGCGCCCGCCTTGCTGATAGATGTTCTTGGCATACCAAGCATGGAATGATAAGTACCATCCCAAGCCGAATTTGAGCCGCTACCACCACGGTAACGTGCGGCATTGTCAAGCATTTTCAAGATACCCTCTTCATCACGCAACAGTTCGCCAGAACCATCCCATTGCAACCAACAACCAGACACGGCTGTATTGGTGTCACGGTCAATAGTTGCACACCAAGGCGAACAAGTCTTGCGTGACATCTTCACAAAACCAGGCAGAGGGTATTCCGATATGGCATATAGCCACTTTGTACCCTCAACCTCAAAACGACCGTAATATTCGGGTTTCTCCAACATCACGTTTCCATCCGTGCTGTCAATGGTAGCCTTTGCACCCGAATCCTTTTTACGGCTGTCATTCTGATGCAAGTAGTATTTAACAGAGCCGTCCGCATTTTCAACGAAACGCCTCAGTTTCTTCTGAATTGGTAACGTGCGGTGCAAGTCAAGATTGCCAACTCTTGTGAGCTTGTAATCCTTGCTTGTAAAGTCACCTTGCACACCGTACCACATATCGTAAGGATATTGCGGTTTAGTGGAACCGCTGCCTAAAATAAGTCCCATACTCTTATACGATTTTGTTAGGTTGTTCACTCGCTCCCCAATATACCTCAAACTTCTGCAAGTCAATAGCGTTTGGGGAAATGTACGCTATCATTGCGGGTGTCCAATCGCCAATTGGCACAGGAAAGGCTCCCCTCTCTCTGTCACCAATAAGGCGGCAGTCAAGCAGTGTGTCGCTCAACATCGTGTTTTCCGTACTACGGACATACACAGAGAACGGCACACCACCCAAAGAGAAGCCCTTGGAAAGGTCGGTAATACGACCCTTGGCTATAATTCTTACATCTTCCATAATTTACTTGGTAAATCTACACTGCAAAGGTAGTAAAAATGTGTCTAAGAAACACACTTTAAGGCATAAATCAGCAATATTTGGAGCATTTGCCCCAAAACACCGCCTAATATGGTGGCTAACAAGTCCAACCAATCCCATTTACCACCATAAGCTCTGTCCTTAAACTCCATGCCACAAGCCAATCCACCCACGAATAAGACCGTGAGTAGAAAGGCACATGGAATAGCATAAAGAAAGTGCTTTTGTCTGTTGCTTTCTGTAATTCAACTCCTAATTCATTCTCCTGTATATAAACCTTGTATTGAGAACCATGCCCCATTCATGCTTTTGAACGTGTGCATCACATTAGGTATCATAGCACACCCAGTACCTTTTATATTCGTGTATGGTGTCATATAATTCTCAAGAGCTGCGACATTTTTCTTATCGTCAGCATCATATACATTATATATGTTCCCTAACTTGACATAGAAATCATCCGTTGATTGTGACTGCACAACAGTCCACCTGTCGGGTGTCCAATGTGACTGTTTCGTATATATTTTTATTTCCAAACCGTCATAGTCTTTTGCTTTTGGTAGTGTCACAAAGCGTATATTTGTCGGTTCGTCAATGAAGAAACCGTTGAAAGCCTCTTTTTGTGGGTCAATCTGGTATTTTCTATTTGTCGCATCTGTTATTTTTTTCATACTACCATAATAAAGACTCGCCTTTAATATTCCAGAAAAACGGCTATTTCCACTTACGCCATCCAAAATAATATTTGGTTGTCCATTTGCATCAGACAGCGAGCTTTCAAGTCTATTGTTTCTGAATATAAAGCCAGCAATATTTGCGTTCTCGGCTAACAATAATCCTGTTGCAATACTTTCAAACTGCGCACCAAAGTTATTCCACTTTGATGTATTTGTTGGAGCGACATTGTGGAACTCTCCCGCATCAATACGAGCAACGTAATAAATGCCGTTGTATTTGACTGCATCAACACGATACTGATTGCCGTAATATGTCTTGCTACTATCATACACGCCACGATACACCATAGCTGGACTTTTACCATTCTCACCATCCTTACCGTCATAAGGAGTTATACGCACAGGTTCACTCCAATTGGTGAGCAACGCACCCGTTGCGCTTTTCTTGGCAACGACCATCCAAAGATATTCAAGTGTTCCAACAGTCGGCTGTGTAGTTTTCCAACCGCTCGGCTCTGCATCCGTCTTAACCAAAGCGGGCGCACTATTGCGTGAGCCATTCTTGGCAAAGCGGTATTCTTGGTAGTCTGGGCGATTGTCGCTTGAATTTGCATCATAGGCGGTTACCACCTTGCCAAGTTCCAACTTTGGCATACAGATGTAAAGATATTGCGAGTTGCCCTCAATTATGATTGGCAGCAAGCGGAACAACACACATTCGGTATCAGCGAAACTTGATTTGGTCTTGAATGTAACCGTGTGCTTTACCCATGATGCACTTGCCTTATAGCCAACGGCACAATCCGCACCAATGACATTGTTCTTTTGTACACCATCCACAAACACCTTGGTTGTATCAATGGCACTTGGAAATATGTATGTATGGAATATTGCACCATCCACTTCAAGCAATCTAATCCAATTAAGGGTTACTGTGCCTGTCCGTGGGTCTGTACTGTCATACATATAAGCCGTAAGTTGGTATTCCCCATCCGAGGGGACATCATCAAAATCAAGTATTCCTACCGAATTGTATGTATTGCTGACAGCAACAGACTTACTCCATGCCCATCCTGTTTGCCAAACGAACACCCTCAACTCCTTTCCGTCCGATTTGGCTTGTGCGTCAATTCTTCCACTGAATGTAAGCCTGTACTTGCCACCCTTTTTCAGATACAATGTGCGCCTTGCAAATCCGTATGCACTGCTTGTTTCATTTATAGTCATTGTGTTTGTTCCACACTTTGCCCAAAACGAAAGGGTGTACCATGTGGAGGGTTGCAACTTCTTGACGGTAGAGGACTGCAAAGTCTGTCGCAACACTTCCTTGTAAACGGATTCAGAATATCGCTTGTCGTTCCTGTCATAGAAACAATTATGTCCGTCCACACCACTTGTATTGATGTGGGCAATGCTTGTGTCAATACCACTGCCACCATTATAGCGAGAAACGACATCCCACCTATCCAGCCTATCCATGCTTTCAAATTCTGTTTGTTCAAGCAAGTTAGGATTCCATACCACATAATTATTCCATAGGGTAGGCTTGGAGAAAGCACCCCATTTGCCGTTTGTCTTGTGCCTTACAGACACCCATTCAAAAGGATAGTCAGCCGACACACCGCTTGGCTCATCAGTCCAACCGCTCGGCACAAATCCCGCATTTGGTGAGAATATCAATGGAGTACTTGGAGCCGTTTCAACTTCTGTACGTTGGAATATATATTCCATTCCATCACCATCCGTACCTTTGTCACCCCACTTTGCCCAAATGACAGGCGTACTATAAGCTGACCATGTGCCAGAACCGCTTGGCTTAGTTCTAACGCAAACCCATTCATACTGATAAGTTGCAGTTATTCCGCTTGGGCTGTTTGTCCAGCCACTCGGTACATAATCATCCTTATTTACTGAGGCGGGTTTACTTGGTGTATCGCCTGTGTTGCGCAAATAAATAAACTCTATATCTGTGCCATCTGCACCGTTTTCTCCATTCAAGCCCGTAATACGAATGGGTGTACTCCACGTTCCAAAGGTATTCGTTCTTGCATTGAGCATTGCTTGCGACATATATACAAACTTACCACTTGTTGGGGTTGGCGGCTTTAAGCTCCACACGCTCTGCTCTATCAATGATGTTGGGTCTGTAAATGTAGGTGTGCTTGGTGTGCTGCTTTCTGCCGTATAGATGAAATAGAATGTAGAGCCGTTCACTCCATTCTTGCCGTTTGCGCCTTGCGCTACTACACCCCAATAAACAGTATTTGTTGGTACTATGCCCTTGGAGGGCGTTGCGTGGTTGTAACGATAGGTACACGTTGCACCACTATTGTCCGTATAAGAAACCTCATCACCATAGTAGTATATGTAATCCTTATTCCATACGCCACGGTACACACCAAGCGGAACGACATCACCACTGCCACTTGCAACGGACACGTTCTTGAGGGTTAGACGGCTCTTTGCTGACACATTCCAATCAATAGAACTTGTGCTGTCACCAATGCGAAACTTGTTGCCGTCCAAATCCAAGTAACACTCACCATCACTTGTTATGATGCGTCCCGTTGTGATGGTATTGCCATTGATGCGAGTGAAACCGTATGTGGTCTGAAAATCTCTGAAATTATCATCAGAATACAGACTTGATATAATGCCAACTTGGAAATAGTAGTTGTTCGGGTCGCTCGTAGGCTCAAACTTCAATTGCTCTTGCGTCAGATACCACACGCCATTTTCACCAGACTTGGAACACTTAGCAAACAGATAGTATCCACCCGTGCTTTGCAGTTCAAAGGAGGCTTCGTTCATCTGCCAGCTCCTTATTTTGTCGTTGTCAATGGTAAGGTGTGATAGTATGCCAGCGGTAGCCACAAACATATTAGGGTTGCCCCCAAAGTTAGCTTTCAGAACACAACCAGACAGGACAAACTGTTGGCTCTTTGCACCAACAGACAGCATATTAGTGTCAATGGAGTTAGGTTTAATATTCTCCGTGTCAAAGTAGCCGTCTGTATCATATACCATATTGCGCAAATCCTCGGTAGTTCTCCATCCCCTCCTTGCCTTATTCAAGTCACGGAGGCGGTTGTTGTTGATTACATTCTCATGGTCTATAACTGTGAGAACTGTCTGCGTCTGAATGGATATAGCGGTACTGTCTGCCAAAGTTATTTGGTAGTCATGCTCCAGCAACAGATTGCGAGTGATTTTCTGTATGCGCATTGTTTTCTCAATGCCAAAGCGAGTGTCTTTAACAGGCACATAGTCACCTACCGCAAACACGCTCGTATCTGTGTCGCTGCTAAGAGACTGCAAGAAATACAATCTGTCAAACGTAAGGGCATATTGCGCCTTTACTTGGCTTGCGTCCTTGAAATCATCGCTGCCAGCATACCACAAATCTTCTTCTGCTCTTTTCTCGTACTGTTCGGGCAGATATATGTCTGTGATTTTGTAAGTATTGCCAACCTCTATGAAGAATGAATTTTTCGTTTCTTCTGATGGTATCGTCAAACCTCTATTATCCGTAAATGGGATAATCTTAAAAGTTTTCGTCTTATCGTCATACCCGCCTTTTGCATTGAGTTCAAACTGCTGTCCAGCCAAACGACCGGATGTAAATGTGATTTTTGCACTAACGCCATTCACAAGATACACCGTCCCCTTATCATCTTTTTTGTTAAGGTCAAAGTCCATTGTATCATCAACGAAAGCACAAATATCATCAGCAACGACTGCCGTAACCTTGCCTGTGCGCTTCGGATAGATGTTGTCATAGGTTTTCACATCTTCCTCACTGCCTATTTTGTCACGCAATTCTGCGTTTTCAATGTAGCGTTTGCTTTCATCTGAAATACCTATCATTTCAGTATTAGCCTTTACAACCGTACCATCAGCGAGGGTGTGGTCGTATTGGTTCATTCTTTGCATCGGAAGTTGCAGCCTTTCTGCATAACCTCTGTAATCGCTACGAATATTGGTTGTACCACCCTCTACCCAAAGGCGAGTGATAATAGTCTTGTCGTCTATCTTCTGCTCTTTGAGGTTATACAAACCATTACCCTTGCCCCACTCAAAGAAATCTGCTCCGCTCGGTGGATTGATACGCTTACCGAATTTCCCAATATGGATTGTACGAATACCGTTGTCTTGGGTTATCTGAAACTCCAAGTTAAACTGCTCGCTATTACAAAGGGTTTGCAATGCCTGTAAACAGTTCACCCCCGAAAACTGAATTGTCATAGCTTCCGTTTCTGGGCAGTTGTCCTCATCAAATTTCCATACACCAGGGTAATCCCTCTCCAAGTTGTAGATTAGGACTTGCACAAATTCCTTGATTGTATAGGTCAAGTCAAATGTGCTTTTGTCGCTCTTGCCGTACTTGTCGCAATTGCGGTAGATAGTTTTCATAAGGTCGTACATCACGCCATAGAATACAGGCTCGTAGTTGTAATAACCCTCTGAAACAACCTCACGGGTTGTTGTGGCTCTGATACTATATTCCTTGCCACCAATGGTTATCTTATCTCCTTTGGCGAATGACAACCAATTGGCGGAAACGATTTTGAGCGAAATGTAATCATCGCCCATTAAGGAACTTGTGAGTGTAGCCTCTTTGACGAAACAAAACGGCTCGTTTGTGTTGAGCTGTATTGTTTCGCCATTGCGCTTTGTTATTTGAGTAATTCCCATACTACAATATCGTTTGTTTCAAAACTTTCAATATCTTCAATCACGCCAGCAACAATGATGTCATACTCGCCAGCAAGTGCATAGGTGTGTTCTACGGTTGTTTCGTTGCCACTCACATTGAATGTGTGTGTTCCGTCACCCCAATAGATGTTGAGCAACTTTGTGGATGTAACCTTTATCGTTGCCTTGGAATTGTCGCTTGCCGATATGTGGCGCAACACACGTTTTACGGGTTCATCTTCTATGAGTTTCATTTTGAACGTGCCAACCATAAGGTCATTGTTGTACTGCCCCCATGTCTTTGTCATGTCGGTTTCATCATACAAGCCTACCTCATAGACCAATGGCTTTGCCTTTCCGTCATACTCCACGGTCAAACGGTGTGTGCCGTCCCCATCGAACAATGACATAAAGCGGTTAGTCCATTCCACAAATGCGCTGCGACCGCTTGCCTCAAGGAAACAATCAAGCGTAATGGTGCGCTCCTTATAGCGTTTTCTGTTTCTGTCACGCACAATGCCGTGGTAGTTGTCCCAATCCACTTGCAATGCGTCTTTCTGTGCAAGGCGACCGACCAAGCCAGTAGAGCCAGACACATACACGCCATAGTCCTTGAAATTCACACCGTCAATGTAGTATTCCACATCGTTGTCTGCCTGTATTTCCAACAGGTCTTTTTCGGTCTTTGCCACATTGTACACTTTCAACTCGTCAATGTTTGCAGTCGTTGTAAGCAGTTCGTCAGTGCAAAGGCTCAAGCCCTGTGGTGTACCACCAAGCGAGGCTGTATAGACACAAGCCGAATCTATGTACACTCTGAATGTGTCGCTGTCACGCACAAAGGCGATAAAGTACCATTGGTTAGGCGCAACATCAATCCACTTTTCACGATAGTTATCTACACCAAGTAAATTTACCACCCAACCGATACGGCTTTGTGTTGTCATTACATAGGCAGACACCGTGAAGTTTCCGCTAAAAGGAATGGCTTTTGCGGTCAGACACTCACCGCCATTCAAAGCAAGTGCCTTGCCTGTCTTGGCGTTCTTGGTGAATGTTGCCCCGTCTGAAAGTGTCGCATCAGCACGGCTTGCCGAATAGTCGTAAGCCTTATTGCCATCGGGGTCGTCAAATGGCAAGTAAAGTATCAAGTTCTTATCTACCATATCAGTATGTAGTTTTATTGTTATAGTTCACGATTACACAATTTGGCTTTTCACCGTCCACGAAGTCTATTTGTGGAGTGCTGCCATACACATTGAGGATAACGCTTGCATCATCACCGACAACCGACAGGTGTACTTTGGTTTGGTCGAACAAATCTATTGTCAAAACGGCATGGTCAGACACATTTACGGCTATTTCGCTTGTGTGGCGCACATACAGGCGTGAAACACTATATCCGTCATACTCCAACATACCCCTACAAGCACCATTAAGCACCAAATCTGCCTTGTTTGCGAGTATGGGCATATCTTCATCAATATAGACACCGTAAGGCTCGCTGTTGCCCTTAAAATGCGTCCTAAGAAAATCAAGCGTGGGGTAATCCTCACAAATGCAAAAGTCAATGCCCTTGATGCAGAGCTTTACCAATGCCTCCGTGTCTAAGTTGCCCCTCAATTTCATCTGCCAAAGGCGGCACAGACCTTTCTCTGTGCCATCCTTTCTAAGTTGTTCTACCAGTTCCATATTACGAAATGCCTTGTGATAGTAATGAATTGTCCTTTGTTTCTATGCGTTTAAGCGTGCTTTCAATGTTTTGCAGTCGTTCAGCCGACAAAGCCGTGTTTCTCGCTATCTCCGACTGTTGCAACAACTGTTCACGCATTATGCTTGTCTGTTCACCTTGGTTAATGATGAAAGCATTGAGCCTACCAGCAATCACACCGCCTGTTTCCTCACTCATTGAGGTTACGGCTCCCGTCAGTGGGTCGCTTGCCACATCATCAACATCTTTTATCCAATCGCCCACTGCTTCCAAGCCTTGCTTGAATTTCTCGCCCGCTGCGTTGGCTCGGCGTTCAAACTCTTTCTTTTCCTCGTCTGTCAATACTCCATCTTCCATCGCCTTGCCCAGATACTCAACCGCATCATTGATACCCTTTGCAAGGAAATTTCGTTTGAGAGCCTCAACCACAGCGTTTTTAAGCACTTTCTTTGTCGTTTCTCCCAAAGCCTTTGCCGCATCCTCACCAGAGCAATACGCATCCACTATTGCATCCGCAAACTCATCAATGGCACTCTTTACATCAGTGCCAGCGAATGTTTCCATCATCTGTTGGTCTAAATCCTCGATTTGCTGATTTATTTCCTCAATCTGATTTTCCCATTCTTTGATTTTGTTGTTATCGGTTTTCTTCTTGCTATTTTCTGCCTGTATCTGTTGGCGCATAAGTTCCTGTTGCTCTCGCAATGATTCCTTTTGCGATTGCCACAAAGCAAGCATATCACCGCCCTCCTTAGCTTTGTTAAGTTGGGCATTGAGCTGCTTTATCTGTGTAGTCAGCTTGGCATACTGTGGGAAGTTCCACGCTTTCTTTGCTACCTCACGTTGTTTCTCCAATGCTGCGATTTGGTCTTTGATAGCCTGTATATTCTTTTCGTAGCCTTGGCGTTGCTCATCATTGAATACCCAATAGGTATTATTGAAAGCTCGCTCCAAACGTGAGTAGGCTGTTTGCAAGTTGTCTATCTGCTTTTGTAGGTTCTGTATTCGCTTTTCGTACTTTTTATCGTGCAATTTAGCGAATATGCCAACCACAGAAGTAATAGAGGAAACCATGCCTGTTATACCTCCCAATATGTCACCGCTCATAAACTTACCGACAGAAGCAGCAGCATTGCCCAACTGTCCCATGAGGTCTATTGCAGTCCCCAAGCCGTCAGCTACACCATCCATGCCCAACGCATCAAACATTGATTGTAAAGACGAGGCGCAATCCGTGCTTATGCTCGTTACTTTCTGAATGGAATTGGTAATGCCTTGTGCTGCCGACTTGACATCTTTCTTGGCTTCATCAACACTCTCTTTCGTTCCCTTGCCGCTTGCAAGGTCTGCCTCGGCTTTCCTTAGTTTCTTCTTAGCTGCCAGATAATCATTGAAGAACGTACCAAGTGCCTTGAACGGATTGAGTTCTTGAATACGGTTCTTGGTTTGGTTCAGACTATCAATGACAGCCTTGTAATCAACAGGGCTTAGTTTGAGGTTGCCAGCATTGAGTTGTTTCTGAATGTCACTTATCAGCTTTTGTATTTGAGCAACAGTAAGCGTGTCAATGTCTGTAAAGAGGTTCTTCCAACTTTCAGACTGTTGCAAGAATGACATATTGAGTGCCGACAATGCCTCTTGCTCTGCTTTGTTGATTTGTGCCAAACGCTCTGCATCGCCCATTTTCTCTGCTTGTGTACGAAGCAAAGCGTACTGTGTTGTGATAGACTGCCTTTGTTCCTCAAAGGTGCGGTAATCATCAAGCACGGTCTTTTGCAGTTCCTTTTGCAATTCTGCGTCCTGTTGCGACAGGCTAAGGCTTGCCTCTGCCCGTTCATCAGTGCTGACAATTCCGCTTTCGCCATTCTCCAACTTTTCTTTGGCTTTGGCTACGGCTTCAATCTTTTCGGCAAGAGTTTGGCACTGACCGATAGAATCACTAACTTGCTGCTTGAACTTTTCAAGTGCTGTGGTTTCACCGTTCAACTCGCCTTTCTGTGTGTTAAGCGATATAAGGTAATTGCCCTCACCCTCGGTTAGAGTGCCGTTCTTGCGCTTTTCTTCAAGTTTGGATATTTCATTTTCGACATATTGTTTGTATGAATTACCGTCAGCAAGCAACTTTTCAAACTGCTTGTCGGCTACTTCCTTGCCCATATTCTGCACCCAACGGAAATATAGCTGATACTGCTTTTTCTTATAGTCAAGCTCACCCTCAAACAACTTGTTTTGCGATTGGGTGTAACTTGTGTTTTCGATATTGCGCCTTTCTTGGAAATTCGCCTTTTCGTCAGAAGTAAGACCGCCCTTGCCCGCTTTCTTTCGTGCATCGGCAAGTTCCTTTTCTTCCTTGTCTATCTGTTGGAGGGATTGCTTGTGCTGCAAGTCAAGTTGTGCCTTGCGTTTCTCATATCCCTCTTCCATGACTGCAATTCTCGCCTCTTCAAGTCGTTTGTCAGCTTCAAGTTGCTTTTGTTTGAGGTTATCCGCATTGCGTTGTGCATCATTGCCACTTTTGCGATTGCCACCGCTACCATTTGACTTGCCAGTGGCAGTGTTCAAGCGTGTTTGTAGCCTTGTAATCTGGCTGTTGTAATCTTTCCATGCCTTACTACCAAGTTGCGCCTCACTCCTAAGTTTTTTGAGGTTCTGAATTTCCGCACCGATACCGCTTTCTGTATTCAAGTCATTTTGTTGCTTGTTTATCTCTTTGTTCACTTCTCGCAACAGGGAAAGCGCATCCTCAAAGCCATAGGTCTTGCAATCAATCGTTACCTCTTTGCCGTTAAGGTTATTGGCGAGTTCGTGCAATTCTTCAAGGCTCATTTTGGTAATATCCACATTGGTAGTGTCCTTTGGTGCAAAGATTTTTTCCAAGTTCTGATTTACCAAGTCAATTGCAGAATTGAACGTGCGCACATCCCTAACCTCGTTGTCAAGGTATATTTTGAGTTGGGATGCAAAGGCTTCCATTTCCTTGTCGGTTGCGTGTGTGCCAGCCTTTGTGCCAGCAACAACATTATTCACAATCTCGTTATACTTCCTTGTGAAATCATCGCCCGACAGAGTAGCCAATTCCTTTGCACCAGCCTCCACCAAACTACGCACAGCCTCCTTTATTTCGGGTGCCATGTTTTGTATATTTTCGGCTGCTTCCGTTATGGCTACCTCATAAGTTTCACCATGTGACCTATTCGTTATAGTCCTTTTCCGTCCTGTATCGTATTGTAGGTTATCCATGCGGTCGCCAAACGAATCATAGTTGTTGTCGCTCTTTTCGTTCAACTTATTCATTTCTTCCTCAACACGCTTTGCCTTTATATTTTCTGCGGTCGTGGCTTGGATTGCATCTTTGACTTCCAAGTATTTTTTGCGTTGCTGTTCCAACGTGTCATTTTCTTCAAGCAACGTGGAATTATACTCTTTGCACACTTCATTGATTTTCTCCAGCATTTCCTTGTGCGTCTTGCTGTCTTTATTGGAGCGTGAAAGAATGGCAAAGTACAAATCCAACTTATCCGTTACTCTCTTGGTGCTATCCTCAAACTCATTCATCGTGTCTTTTTCTTCCTCGGTCTTTTTGCCGAATAGCGTAAAGGCACTGATAAGCAAGCCGACAATGGAAAGTATTGCACCAAGTGGATTTGCAGTCATTGTTGCCCACAATGCTTTTAGTCCAGCCGACAACTTTGTGGTTGCCAATGAAAGGATATTTGTCACTACGGTCTGTGCTGTCTTTGCGCCTGTGTCAGCAATAGAAGCCGTGCGAGCTTGGAGTGTGGCTACTGTTTCAAGTTGTTTCTTCTTTGTATAGAAATCTGTCTGTGCGGCAAGTGCCGCCTTGCGTGTGGCTGCTTGCGCATCCACTGCTGCATCAAGTTTCTTTTGTGCGGTTGCAATGGTTGTCGCATTGCCCGACTGTTGCGCCCAATATACCTCATATCGTGCTGCCTCGGTTGCTTGTGTAGCTGCAATAGCCTTGGCTTTAGCTGCTTCTACACTCTGTGCTGCTGCCCTTACATCGCTACGCATAGCCTCAACCGTTTGCGCTTGGTTGGCTGCTTTGGCTTGTGCCTCTTGCATTATGGCGGCTCTATACGCTGCGCTCTTGGCTGTGAAGTCTTGCTTAGACAAAGCCAAGCGTTGCTCTGCTGTCATAACCCCAACGGCTGCTGCCTCGTAACCTTGGCTTGAGGCTGTCAGATTGAGGTTGGAGAGATATTCTTGCTGTTGTGCTGTCAGTAGGCTTTGAATGGCTGCTATACGCATTTGCTTGGTTACTGCTGCCTTTTCCTCGGCTGTCAGTGTGGTTTCAAGTGCTGCGTAATTGGCTTGCTCTGCTGCTGCCATTGCCTTTTTCTGATTGATAACCTCACCACTCAATGCCGATTGTGCTTTCATCAAGGCAAGCTGTGCTGTCTTTGCGGCATTGTCAAGCACGGTTATTCCAGTGTAACCCTTGGTGGCTACACTTGCAAGCACGGTAGCGGCTTTCACAGAGCCGTAAGCAATGGCAACCGATTTGAGTATGCGCACAACATCATCCATGTGTTCAACAACGTATGTTGCGCCCTGTATGCCAGCCGAAAGCGCACCCTCGGTTTGCTCACCGAAACTATTAAGCGCACTGTCCCAAGCATCCTCCAAGTTTGCAATCTGTCCTGTCAGCGAAGAACTTTGTTTCTCCATGAGCTGATAGAATTGACCGCCCGCATTTGTCATTTTGTTTAGAACTTCCTCAACATCTGGAAATCCTATTTTGCCAGCCGATACCATAGCGTTTATGTTGTCGGCTGTTGTGTGGTACTTTTCGGCAAGTTCCTTTACAAGTGGAATACCACGACCCGTAAACTGCCTTACATCCTGTGCGTACAAGCGTCCCTGTACCATTGTCGTACCATACAGATATACTATATCGTTAAGCGGAATGGAAAGACCACTTGCAATGTTACCAAGCCTTACAAGCGTGTCGTTTACCTTGTCGGCACTCACACCATAGGCTAACAATTGCTTTGCACCCTCGGCAACTCCCATGAGGTCGAAAGGCGTTTTTGCAGCCGTATCTACCATCTGTTGCATCAAGTCAGTAGCCTTGGCTCTGCTGCCTAACATCGTGCCAAAGGCAAGTTCTAACTGTTGGAACTGACCACGGACAGACACAATGCTACTGACAAGATTATTCATACCTTGCCCAATCAGATAGTAGGAAATGTATTGACCCGCCTTTTCTGCCATCTGCTGAAAGGAATCCTCAACGGCTGCTGCCTCCTGTGCTGCCGTGTTGGAAAAGTCCTTTATGTGTCGTTCCATTGTTGCTGCCGACACGTTGAAATCGTCTATGTCAAGTGTAGCCTTAAAGCCTAATCCACCGCCTATATTCTCCATTTATAACATTCCTTTGATATAGTTCTTAATATCTTCTTTCGTTTTCAATTCCCTATGCTCAACCTTGCTTTCATCAATGACATTGCCGTTTTCGTCTTTCGGCAAATCCTTTGTGCGTGGTGCATCCGCTATCATCAGTTGCACATTGAGCCAAGAAATACCCCAAAGCAAGTAATCATAAGTCCACCCATAACTGCGCATGAGTTCGCCACGATTACCCCAAGGACTGTTTAATCCCGTTACTCTATCCGCTCCGCTTCGGGGTTTGGTTTTGTCGTTCCGACTTCCCGTATCAATCGAATAGAGGTCGTAAAACCCGCTGGGTTCATCATTTGGCTTATAATGGCTGTGAGTTTCTGCAATCGTGCAACAGTCAAGTGTTCCAAGAAGAACTTAGATAGTTTCTTAACCGCTTTGTTGGTCTTGTCGGTAACACTTGCATCATTGATAACTGCAACGGCTGCTATCTCTGCCATCTGCCTTGTGTACTTGAATAGTCGTTTGCTTTCCTGTATCGGCTGTTCCTGTATGGTCTTTTCGTCATACTCAATGCCTATGTACATTTGGCGCAAACGGTCTATTGTGCCAAGGTATAGCGGTTTTACATTGAATTGGCGCATATACACTTCTTTCATGCGCTCTGTTTCCACATCGGGAATTTCAACAATAGACACATTCCAATCTTTAGGAATACGCTTATCGTGCCATACCTTAGTGCATTTCGGAAACAGGCGTTTTCGGAGATTGAACCACTTGGAGGGTTTTACTGGGTAAATCTTCAATGGCACGGAAAACTTGCATCCCATTTGTAGCAAGGCTTGCAATGCGTTTTCTTCTATCTCTAAACGCTGTTCTTTTGTAAGTTCTTTCTGTTCTTGATTGTCTGCCATAGCTTGTAAAAGTAAACAAGCCCCCTAACCATTTTAGGGAAAGGAGGCTTGAATTGGTAAGTTGTTCTGTTGTGTTAGCTTGTCTTGGTCGGGTCTGTGATAGACTCATCAACCGTGAGCTGGTCTTGAAACTTGATTTTCATCGGGCAAAGACAGATACCCTTTGAAGAATAGGTAATCTCGAAAGAGGGAATGATGCAAGCGTTGGGACAACCAACAAAAAGACCCTCCTCTGGCTGAAGCCATATTGCCCATTCCTTGTAAACAGGCTTGCGTGGACGCAACCATTTACGCTTTGGCTTTGTACCCGACACCGTGCCACCGAAATAACGTGCCATCAAGTCCATATCCGGGTCCATGAGCGTAAGCTCAACGGTAGTAACGTAATCGCCCATAAGGGTAATCACCTTGTTTGAGGTTTCAGACTTGTGTTCCGTGGTTTCCACATCATCGTCTTTCAACGTACAAGTGTCTTGGTACACATCGCCCAAATCAAGCCAAGTGTTGCCGTTTGCGGGCATGACACCTGCTGTTGTTCCTGCTGGGGCAATATAGATTTTCTTTAACCCCATTGTAGAAAGTATTGGCATAACTTATAAAATTTAATTGTTCGACTTCTTCTCTCTGACAACAATATCCAAGGAAAACGACACAAAATGCTCATTGTGGTTTGGCTCTTGCATAGGTGGATTGATAAGACCAATCACCCAATTGTAGCCGCAACCATGCTCATAATGGTTTTGCAGTATCTCCATTGCCTTTTTGCGCAATTCTATGAGCCTTGCAAAATTGGTATGGAAAAGAGCCTTGCCACATCCCACGCCTTGCGGAATGTCTGGCACATGAATATTGACATTGATACTACCATTACGCACAGACCCCTCGCCATCAATAGACCTTGGCACTATAATAATGCCCTCCTTGGAGTAGTCCTTTCTTTGGTAGTCGGGATTTTCTGCATAGTCGGTGTTTATCCCCATGCCGTCAATCAGCATTTGGCGCACCTTGATTGCAATTTCTTCTGTCGTTATCATAATACATTGCCAAATAATTCATCTGCTTTTCTTTTCGCTTTATCCATGAGCTTTTGCATCGCCTTTGGAAAATCTGTCTTTGCTTTGAGTTCTGCGGGCAGAATGACATTATAACCTCTTGCCTCCACACAAGCGGCATAGTTCATTCCAGCGACAATGATAAGTGAGAAAGAGTTTGAAAGCGTTTCTGCCATTTTCATAGCCACTTTCAGCGCATTGTCTGCGCCCTCTCCCTGTTGGACTGCACCACCAAAGTCAATGATTTCACCATTACACACCACTGCGTAGCCTATTGAGTTGGTTAGGTTGCCTGTTCTGTCGGTGTAATTATGCGTATCCTTTGCATACTTGGTGAGTTCTTCGCCTAAGCATATCAATAGGGAAATGGCGTATTCTTCCAATCGTTTTTGAAACAATCGGACTTGTGCGCCTATCGCATCATCACCAAACATCGGAGTTATCCCCATATCTCAATGTATTTACGGTTCATGTTATCAACACCCGAAACAACAAACTCGTCTATACCTCCATCCTCGCTTGTAACACGCACCGTACAACCAATAGCCAACACACCATCAAAGTATTTTGGAATAAACACATCATAGGTGTAAGCATATATCTGTCCGTCCGTGCCTACTACTTGCCTTGCTGGAATAGACTTGTCTATCTGACATTCACACCCTTTCAAGAAAGGTGCTTTATCATTCGGAATGGCAAAGCCTGTCTTTGGGTCGGTCTGTACGCTACCAACAGGCTTGTATTCAAAAGTTCCGTTAGTTCTCATTGCTTACCACAGATTAGAGCCGTCAGTAATTGTTGGTACTTCATCGAAATTCTCCAAGTCCAGACCGTTCTCACTGCAAATAGCCTTGATGCGCTTGCGCAACATATCCACGTTGTAGCCTTGTGAGGATTTTCCGAGGCTATCGCTGCTAAGAACAACCATTTGGGACAATACCTTTACGGCTGCTTGTGCGACAATCCTTTTATCCGTTGTAGGATTGTATGGCGTTTCTGTGTCGCTCACTCCAACATCGGATAAGGCTTTCATCATAGACAGTTTACTTGGCACATACGGCTCAATTTCAGCGGTCAGTGCTTGAATTTTCGTTAGTTCCATATACTTACTGTTACTCTGTTACGTTGTTGTCATTCTCGTTAAGGTATTCGGCAAGTTTCTGTGCCTGTTCTTCTGTCAGCTTGCCAAGAGTGTTTGAAACGCCACGTTCTTTCACGTTGGATGCAAGGCTTACACCGATAAGTGTAAGACCCTCTTTCAGCGTTTCAAGCTGATAGGCAGTGCCATTGAATACAACAGATCCTTTTGTAATGTTTGCATCATCTTTGGGTGCATCATCATCATTAGCGTTGTTGTCATTCTCGTTAGGCACATCTGACAGGGAAACAATGGCACAAAAGCCACCGCCAACAAGGGCGTTGATACGCTCCACATCAGTAGAGTGTATCAATTCGCCTTTGTCCATAACCTTGTCTTCCACCTTTCCGTGAAATGGTTTGATAACTTTCAGTTCCATACACAAAAGGTTTAGAGTGAAACAAGGGTAGAGTTTGCATCGTATGCCGACTTGGTGATATAGTAAGGCACAACACCGTTTGCATCGGCTTTTACCTCTTTCTCATAAAATCCACGCACCTGTGCGCATACAATCTGTCCCATCTCTGTAATGAGTGGCAACAGACGGGCTGCGCCCTCTGTGTACTCGCCAGCGGTCTGTCCCGTAGATGCGCCCGTGCGCCACTTGGAAATGCGAATACCATTGCCAGCATTGATGTAGTCCACGTTGTCTTCCTCGATAAGCTCACTGTCTTCAATGGCGGGCTGTATCTCACCAATGACACCAGCGGGCTTGATAGCGATAAAGTTAGGATTCCACGGCTGTATGGCGTTGCGCTTTCCGTCCTTATCAACGCCCATCTTACGCTTAATCACCGTGATAGACGGGATTTCGTTCTCTGTGAGCAATGCGGTAAGTTCGGAAGCAGTTACGACCTGTGCCTGTTTGTCTGTGCCATGAGCAAGCAAACGTGTGGTAGAGTCCATGCGTAGCCATGTGTAAAGCTCTTGCGACATGAGAATTTCACCAGGCTCAATACCACGGTCACGCAAATCAGAGCAAAGGGCAGAAAGCCACAGAATAGGAACGAGCTTACCAGCCTTGGTGTTTGCAGTTGTCCAATTGCAAACACTGACAATCTTATTCTGCTCATCCATGTTGTAATCAACCTCATAAGAACGACCACCAGGGTTGTTAATTTCGGGCTTGAACTGTGCCACACCCCAATTTGAGAAAGCCATAAGACAGATAAAGTCCATCACGTCCTTGCAACCAAGATATGCGTCTTGAATGTCATGTTTAAGGGTCTTTTCAATCTGCTTAACCTTGTCAGCCTCCTTGAGGCGTGGGTTCTCGTAAACTTCCTGTAACTTGCGGTAGTCACGGGCAAACATCACGAACTTGTGTCCGACACGGGGAATTTCCTTTGTCCAGACATCAAAGCCGTCTGTTCTACGCAAAGGAGAAGGTGACTCATCAGCCAACAGAGTAGCCATGAAACGGAGGTTGTATTTGCCAACGATAGCCTCGGCTGTCAGTGACATCTGAGGCGTGTTGTAGGTAAACCAACTATCAGAGTACATCTTCTGAAAGATTGTAGTTTCCTTTTCAGAGGCTTTGTCGAAAGTCTTTCTCCATGTTGCCAATAAGTCCAAAGGCGCACCATTCTTATGCAGTCCTTTGAATGTTGTGAAAATGGATTTCATTGTACTTTATAATTTAGTTATTTTACGATTAGTACGACTGCGTGAGCTTAACGTGCGGATTGGCAGACAGGAACATTCCCGTGCTGTCTTTCTGTGAAGACGGAATAGGCGGCACACGCCTTTCATACAATGCGTATTGCATTGTGTCTGCCGACACATCAACACCTGTTTCAAACTCGCTAACCTCGTACTCACGGAACAACACAGAGTTAGCCTTGCCACGTTCTGCGGCATTGTTAGAGCTGTCCTTGACTACCTCTGTAAGCACATCGCCAGCTTTCAGTCCTGTAATGGCAGCACTAAGCGTTACGACATACACGTTACCCGTGTTGTTAAGGCAGTTGCCGTTGTCAATGGCAGTGATAGTGGGAGCGGAGGTAAACGTGCCTGTAACAGCACCGACCTTTAACACGCTATCACCAACAGCGAAACAAGGAGCGTAAAACTCATCAATGTAGAGCGTTACTTTCTTGTTGTTCTCGTTGTCCACCTCAACGACTTTTGCAGTCTTGATTACTTGCACCTTTCTTGTGGTTTCGTTGAAAATGGCGAGTGTTCCAGCGGGGACTACATCACCCACACGGAACTTCTGACCCTCCACATCAAGATTGAAGCCACCCTGTACGATAGACGGGCTACCTGTAAAGATAGGGCGCATACCCGTAAATGAAGCTTTCTTGCGTTTCATCTTTTTGTTTTATTTTACGGTTATAGACTCCAGCAAAGCGTCTGCGGCTTCATCAACCTGTTTTTCGCTTGCTGCCTTAGCACCCTCTGCTTGGTTAGACATAAGACCGTTGGTAATACAGTCCTGTTTGAGAGCTGACACCGCTGCCTCCACATCTTCATCATCAGAAATGGACTTAGCGAGCCTGTCACGAAGAAAAGCGGGGATTTGGTGCTTTTCAAAAGCGGCATTGATTGTAGCCGTGCGTTCGCTGTGGCTCTTTTCCGCTTTCAGTGCTGCAACCTCCTCTTGCAGTTTCTTGATAGCCTCGCTTTCTTCTGAACTGCCTTTACCGCCACCATTGCCATCCTCGTTGTTTTGGTTGGGCTTTTCACCCTCACCGCCCTCACCGTCATTTGGCTTTGGTTTCGGATTGCCCTTTGCCTTGTTCGCCCACCTTGTAGCCTCGCTCTGGCTTGCTGTTGCCACAGAGAGAATGAGGTTTGCGGTGCTTTCGATTGCGTCATTGTCGGTAGAATCATCTGCCACGCTGCCACCCATAGCCTCGGTTATCGCTGTCAGATACTTCTCCGAAAGACCCGTGTCTTTGCACTTGTCTTTTACCTTTGCAAAAAGTTCTTTGTTCATATTTTAACTGATTTATACCCCTAGATCGGAAGAGCGTCTTTTATGTGTTTGCAAAGATACGCATTTTATTTAATAATGTGTTCATACAACACAGATAAATTTTACTTGGTAAATTCTGGGTTTTAGCGGTTAAAACATTCACCAAGTAAATTTTTTCGGCAAATTTTTCCAAAAATATTTGGTGTATTCAATAAAACACACTACTTTTGCAATGTGTTCAAGAAACACAGATAATAAACCGAATAAAAAATAAGTTTATGAAAGCAATATACGCAAAGGACATAAAGGCGATGGTTAAGCAGTTTGACCTCAACGAAGCCGAAAGCGACTATCTCAACGACATAGCAGAAGCTATCAACAAGGAGCGCACAGATTTATGTGAAGACATACAAATGACACTTCTTTACGGCTCTTACTCAAAGTCAAAGAGAAACGCAATCAGAGCGTTGCTTGTTTACTTTGGTGCAAAGGCACAGAAAGAGAATGAGCTATACAGGAAACTTGATAAAACCTGTTGGGAAATTGCAAAGGTGTTGAAATGCGGCTCTTACCAAGTCATGCAATGGATTAAGGGTATTGCTTGCACAAAAGACCGTTTCGGGAAATTCGTTGAGTGCTCGGACACATTCGGGTTGAATTATCTGGAAATAGCATAAAAAAAATTAAAGCACACGACATGAAAAAAGATTATATCGTAGTAAACAGGGATAGAATTATAATGGCAACGTGTTCATCCCGTGAGGTTGCAACAGAGTACGCAATGGAATACAGAGAAATGTTCAACCTCAACCGACCGAATGATGTAAGGGTGTTAGTTAGTTACACCGAATAAAAGGTAACGCCCCGCCTAACCAACGGGGCAAACAAAACAATATAGAATTATGGCAAGAGCAAAATACTACATCAAAAAGGCAGACAGCAAAGAAAGCGGATGCAATCGTAGAGAAAAGAGAATGCCCCAAACCGATTGAAATTTGGTAATAACAACTAAAACATACAGACATGGCATTATTAGCAATCAAAATTCCCAAATGGGACATTGAAGAAGAAACGGGCTACAAGCCTTTCACTACATTTTGGCAAGACTTCTCTATTGCCGACACATACGGCTTGCAAGCCATTCAAAACACGTTCAACCGTGCCTTTGATGCGTGGAAAGACAATTACAAGTACCTCACAGAACTTGTGCTTGTGCTCAATCACAAGATATTCCACCACTATGTAGAGAAAGGCACAGAAGAAGAAAACGAGAAAGCCTCTCTTTACAATGAGCTTTGGAACAAAGCCAACAACTACGCATTAGAAAACTTGCAAGGTGAACAAGCTGATTACTTCTACCACTTAACAGATTAAGCTATGGAGATAACAGTAACAGTGAAACTGACAGAGGGTATTGTGTATGATGCGATGAAAGAAGCAGTACAAGAGTTCTTCACGAACTTACCCTCACAAGAGAACAAAACAGGCTTGTTAAAGCATAGCCTTTGGAGCCAGATACTACGCAATGGCAAGCCTGTTACAGATAGCGACATTGAGCCACTGAAAGACAATTCACTTGGTGAAGAAACAAAGTATAGCGTAATACTATACCGTGGCACAAAGGAAATAGGAACAATTCAAATGTAAGGATATGAAACGAATAAAGGACTTGTCACAACTATCTAAAGGTTGTACCATAACAAAAATTTGCAATGGAGAATTTCAGCAGTGGGAGTTCCTTATGATACACCCACACAATGAAAACTATATCCTTGCCTTAAACTCTTGGACGCAAAACGGGGATAAGCTCTATATCCCCAACATACTCAAAGAAGAATATTATGTTGGCAAGTATGACTCCTGCTTTGTTGCACAGGAAAGAATAAAGCAATACGAGAGGCAGATTAAAAGATTACAAGAACGAATAAAGCAATTGCAAAATGGAAACGAAAACGTGTGAGATATGCGGGAAGACTTTGCCACTGTCCGCTTTTTCAAAGTCCTATAAAGGGCGTTGCAAAGAATGTCAGAGTATGGACGATATAGAAAGTGCTCATGCTGACGCAGACAAGGTTTTGGAAGAAGTCATACTTAAAGAGCTTGGTGACGATTTCAAACAGGTTGTAAATGAATACAAGAAAGTACCCAAATGGTATGCGTAAACTTAGTAAAGATGAAGACACTAACATTTGATGTAATGCTCAATGGGCGTTTTATCTGCACGTTGTTCTACAAGTATTGCCCACTGTTCCCAATAGACAGTGAAGAACTTGTGAAGTTCGTTCTTGAAAAACGCCCTACACTAAAGGGAAAGCCTTTTCGTATCGCTTTTTAGTTCAAATTGAGTATCTTTGCACCCATAAACAGAAATGATATGACACCACAAAGAAAAGTTATTCACGTTGAACTGAATGAGCCGTACAACAATAAGCACCATTGGTATTTTGGCAGCATATTAGCAATATACGACACTCTGCCTGTTGATGTTGTTGGCATAGCTCATACATCATTGTGGAATGTGCTTTCTAAGAACGGGAAGTACACAACGAAGACTGCCACTATAAGAATAGGTGTGCTACGCTCAAAAAAGACAAACAGAGGTAATCATTCAAATAATAACAACAATTAAATTTTAACAAGATGAAAAAGTTTCTATTTATGGCATTGCTTGCGCTCGTTATGGTAGCGTGTGGCAATGACGATGAGCCAGAAAAGGCAAGTGCAACACTCAACGTAAGTGAATTGGTCGGTTATGTCGGCAAGGCTGCCGATTATGTAAAGGCAAACATCAAGGGTGCGACACTCTTAACTGAGGGAGGCTCACTTGGCAAGACCACACTCACCTACACACTGCCCACCGATGATGTGCGCCTGTCCGTAACATTCAAGACCAACACAAGCGGAGAGATTACCAACGTGGATGTGTACGGCAAATATGATGGCTACGACAAGGGCATTGAGTGTTTCAAAAAGGAAATGGATAAGATAAACGCTACCATTTCACACGAAACCTACATAGCACGTTATTACAGCACCACAGCGGGCGCAATAGACTTTCAAGACCGCACGGAGTTTTGGAACTATGTAGCCGAAAACAACGTAAGCAAGCAGATACAAGAAACATGGTGGATTGAGAACTCAGCACGAACCAAGTTCAATGTGGATGCTATCTACACAAGAGGTTCTAACTCTATTTCCATTGAGATTGAGAAAAATGTGTGGTAATTGTGTGTTACCTCAACACATAATGCAACCAAAAGCCAAGATTTTCAGCGGAAAACTTGGCGGTGTGGAATGGAAACACTACCTTTGTGGTACTCTACATTTCACGAATGGCGGTGATGAACCGCTTACAATCCGTTAAGCGGTATTTTTATACCCTTTTCGGAATACATATCTGTACGGCATTGTACCCCCGTGTGGAGCGTTAATGCGCCCACTGCCATTCGTGGTGTAGAGTAACGGGAAAGGCAATGCCGTTTTTCTATTGCCTGTAATCTTTCATAAATACTCTACAATGAAAGACAACTGCAACAAACAAGCCGCTATCGGCTTAGTCCAAATCGCACGAATGAGCGACACGGACACAATCACGCTCACCAAGGGCGAAGTAATCAACCTGTTACAGGCGTACATCAAAGCCTCTGCCGAAAAAGGCTACGCTATGGCTTGCGCTTATGTTCAAAAGGTAGCAAAGGAGGGTCGTTATGAGTAATAAGGTATTCAGTTACAACAACAACCCTATCACTTTCCAAATTGGAGAGGCTACAATGGTAAACGCTACGGAAATGGCAAAGCCATTCGGCAAACGCCCTACTGATTGGTTGCGCTTGCCGTCCACACAAGAATTTACCAAAGAACTTTGTGAAGTGAGAAAATCACACATCACTCAATTAGTGATAACCGCAAAAGGCAATAGTGCATCATTCAAGCAAGGCACATGGTTACACGAGGATGTAGCATTGGAGTTTGCCCGTTGGCTTAGTCCGTCCTTTGCTATATGGTGCAACGACCGCATAAAGGAGTTGATGCGCTACGGCATGACAGCCATGCCAAGCACCATTGATGCGCTGTTGAACGACCCCGACACAATGATACAGACATTGCAAGCCTTGAAGTCGGAGCGTGAAAAGGTGGCACAGGCAAACAGGCGCATTGCAACGCTCACAGACCAAAGGGATTGCTTCCACTCGGAGAACCAGCGGTTGCAGAGATTGCACACAGGCTACATCAAGACAATAGAGCAACAAGCACCCCTCGTTGAGTACGCAAGTAACGTTCTGAACTCAGAAAGCACCTATACCACGACACAGATAGCAAAGGAGCTTGGAATGTCTGCCCAACTGCTCAACCGCTTGCTACACGCCTACGGTGTTCAGTTCAAGCAGAGCGGACAGTGGCAGCTATACAAGCAGTATGAAGATAAAGGCTACACAAAGACACGCACCCATACCTACACCAAGAAAGACGGTCGTGTGCAATCGCTTCTTACAACTGTGTGGACTGAGGCAGGGCGGATGTTTTTGCACTCCACAATAGAAAAATACCGCAATCAGTTGGGAATTAAAAAATAATTCGTATCTTTGCATCAGAAACAACGCCTTGTAATTGGCAAGCGGCGCGGATTGTAGTTCCGCGAGGGGCTACCAAGGACAAGGCGTTATTCTATTTTATTATATTCAATATGCTTTCCCTGTCTGACACGCTGTATATCGTGTATTCTCCCTCATAGTAACTTCTTACGATAATCCAACATTTCTTACCGCCTATTTCTGCTTCAAACAGATAAACCAACAGATTGCTGTCGTGCTTGTCTATACCGCAACCACGGTACACGGCTTTATCCAACAGGCTTTGCAATTCAAGTAGTGCCTCATTCTTGGCTTGCACATCCTCAAATGGTTGATTGAGCCATTCCTTGATACTACGGTTTGTTATATTGGCAAATGTGCCATTTGGTAATGCGAATTGCCGTCCTATCATGCCTCCAACGGCAAGCCGCCTTATAACCTTTCGCCTTTCCTTTGTTTCGTTGGATAAAGGCGTTCTTACGGGGCGGTAGCCATTAAGTGCATCCGTTATGCCTTGCTCATTGTCTTTGTAGAAATAAGGCAGCGTTCCAGCACTCTTAGCCTTTTCCATGCGTTCTGCATTGTCCCTCGCCCAACTTATAAGACGGTTCGGCATTGCAGTCACCTCACCAGAACACTCTACATTGTCTGGGCTTTTGCCATCAAGGATATTGTCTAACATCTTATCAAGCTCTCCATGCGTGGCAAGCACAGGCACTTGGTAGCAGCGGCAATTAGGGTGCCAGCCCGTCCACTTGAATGTCTTGGGGTAAATACCTTTCAAATCATCGCAAATGTCGGGTTCGGGATGGTTGTTGCTCAACCTAATTTCAATACCTACAACAAAGGGCATATCTTGCCAACGGTCATATTCTGCCGTTCTGTATGCAATGTTTGTTTCGGTTCTTGCAAGTCGCTGTGCATTTCGATATGAGGAACGATAAACGCCTCTGCCTGGGTGGTAATCTTTAGGGTCATCGTCAATCCACTTGTAAGACTGATTTTCCTTGTCAAACATCCTACGTTTCCACTTGCGCCCATAAATAGGGTTTCCGTTCTCATCTTCACCCACCTTTACACGAAAACGCCTGTACCATCTATCGGGGTCGTTGAGATATTTCTGAACGACAGTTGCCATTCTGTTTGCAGCCGTTCCCTCTCCAATAGCCAAATCAATAGTATTTTCAAGCTCTTTCTTGTATGCTCCCGTGTACCTCCACACTCTCTGCGACAAGTTCAAGCCACCCGTGCCTGTTTTTCTCGCAAAAAATGCGTTCATGGCTTCTTGGTTGTGCTGAAAGTATTTGGCGAAGAATGGGCTTTCAATCGCCTTTTTGCCAAAGACCGACTTAACAAGTTCGTCTGCGTGTTCGTTAGACTTTAGCCACTCCCTTTCAACACCCTTTCGTATGGTCTGATAGATACGGCTATACATATTGCGCAACATGGGCGTAACCTTTTCGCTATACCCATATTCAGCAAAGGAGAAAGGTTTTCCCTCCTCCAATTCTGTATTCTTCACCAAGTTAATTATTTGCATCAACACATCACGATACACCACCCTTATGTTGGCAGCATACCCCTCTGTGCGCTGGAATAATTCGGCTTGCGCTTTCTTATTGTCTATCTTTGCCATTGCTTACTTCTTACTGAATTTGTCGCATATATCCCTTGTTAGAAACTTGCTGTATTCCCAAAATGGACAACGGCACAAAATCATGTGTCCGTCAATAGCTGGGCTGTGCGGGTCGTATGAGTGTTTACAATCCTTGCACGTTAGCCCTAAGTCCTTTGGGTTGGTCGCTGTCTTCTTAGCCATTGAATAAATTTTTAATCAGTTCTTCTTTTGTCGGAAAACAGGCACTATCCAAAAAGTATAGGTGCTGCGGATTGTTGCGTGTGCCTGTGTTGGTATGCTCCACGTTACGCACGAATGTACGCAATGAGTTACAGTACACCTCTATGCCAGATATGCGGAAACAATGCGGTCTATTGTTAAGCATTGCCCAAACCTCATCACCGATATTGTATCTTGTCTTTACTTCCATTATTCAGCCTCCCCGAATACGTCCATTTTGTTCAACTCCATTTGCTGCGCAAGTCTTTCGGCTTGCTCGGTCTTGATGCGCTCCATTTCCGACTTGCTATCCTCTACCAAGTAGGATTTCTCTACATAGCTTTCAAGGCTCAATGCGCCATCGTTGTATTGCTTTGAAAGGTCGGCAAGCATTTCACTTACATCATCACCTAACGGCTCTTGGAACTTATGCCCCAATTCCAACGCTTCATACATTGCCTTGTGTCGGTAGTCAAGCACATTTCCAAGTATGGCTTTCATCAATGATGCGTGGCGGTTCATATAGCCATCATGGTCTTCCTTGTGCCGTTCAGCCTTTATGAATGCAAGCAACATGACTTTGCGGATTGCCTTTGCTGAAAGATTGCCAAGGCTTTTCATATTGTCAAAGTCAATATTGGGAGTGAACGACTTGGAAAGAATGTGCTTGTCCAACCTCTCAAACTGATTTTTCTTACTCTCGCTCGCTTGGTCCCATGTGAGGTAACGCACATCACCGCCATTTTTTAAGATAAAGAGCTTTGCCTCCTCCTCTGACTTTGGAAGTGAGTTTAGGATTTCTGCGGTTGCAACCATCGCTGGATTAGCAAAGCGGTCATTTACATCTGCGTCCACGCTCTCCATGTTTTCCACTCGCTCAATCATCGGTTGCACATCAGCGTGTTCCGTTTTTTGCTCAAACAGCAGCACAGGGATTTTACCGATAGGGTTCAACATGGTTTGAACTTCCCAACCGATATTGCCACGCTTGCACAGATAGATTGTATTTGCCGTATATACATCAATGTGGTGTAATGTGCGGTTCCCTTGTTCTGTAAGGTAGTACCCCCATGCAAAGGCTTTAAGCCGTCCGTATTGGTCTTTGAGCGTGTATATATCATCTTTGGTTTCCTTGCTCAACACGTTCAGCAAAAGTTGTGGCGTGTTATTCTCATCACGGTACACATGATAAAGAATAGCTGCACAACCCTCCGCACCCGCTGCTCGTTTGGCTTTACGCACAGAGCTGTCAAAGCGCACTTGGCGCATCAGTTCTGTGTAAGTAGAAAACGCATCATCTGTGTTCTTTGATAGCTGCGTCCACTTCACGGGTCTGCCATACAGGAACACGAGGCTAATCTCGTTGATAAACTTCTGATAAGGAATAGGGATTTTGTTGCGTTTGCTCCAACGCAAGAAATTTCCTTGTTTGTCAAACACCGCTCTGTCTTCACGCTCCATGACTTTGTGGCTACTTACCTCATAATCTAACAGATTGCGAGAAGCTGCCTCGGAACGGCTGTTAAGCATTGCAACCGCTCTTGTCACATCGCCAGCGGTCAATAGCTCATCAAAACTTTGCTGATAGCCGATAGCCGCCTTTAACTCATTTGTGATAGTCTGAATTATGCCCATCGTAGTTATTGTTAAGTTAAACCTAAAATTCTTTCTATGTTATCTGGAATGTCCACTTCATTGTAATCAAACCAACAGCGCATGAGAAACATATCTCGCCAGTCGGGAGAACAACCGATTTCCACCTTGATTTCCTCTTTCGGCTTTAGCTTCAGCTTGCCGTCACTGTCCGCTTTCCATGTTTGCAGTTGTTCAAGCTCTCTCGTTATTTGCTCCCTGTCGGCTTGGCTCACCAAATCCTCATCAATGCCTACTTCATGGGCGTTAATGTGTTCTGCGAGCTTATAACCGCATTGTGTCTGTAAGTTTTGGTAGTTCTCCCCTTGCATAGCCGTAGAGTTATTGACAAAGCCGTTGCAATCGCAATTATCAACAACACCACCGCCCACACCATCCTCATCAACAATCACCCTGTGGTTTGGTATTCGGTATTTCCTTTGCTTTGTGATTATCCATGTTTGAATGTCAGTTGTCTTGCTTATGGCAAAGCAAACCTTGTCAATGATGAAATATCCATCCCATACAGCCAAACGTGCATGGTCGGCACCAAAACGGGCAATATCCCCCGTAATGTAATGCTTGCCTGTACGCAAAGCCAACTTGTTTCCGAATATGGCGCATATATCATCATGTGAGCATAGAGCGTTGGGGTTATCGTCATATTCCCAATCACCAAGAAATAGGCGGGCAAACTTCACCTTGTCGGAGGTTGTCTTCAAGCCCTCTATATAGTCGGGGTCTATGAATGGATTTTCCTGTACCAAGCAAGCAATGTAGTAGCGGTATTCCGCAAGCTGATTAGCCTTGTATGGCTTGTAGAATATATCATACATCCAATTCTTCTTGGGGTTACAGGTAATGAATAGCTTTCGCTTTAGTCCGTATTCCTCATTCAGACAGCGACCGATACGGGTCTTGAGGGTATCGTATGCGCCAAAGTTTACCTCACCGCCCTCTTCTATCCAACCGCCTGTAAACTCAATAGAGCCGTAGCGTTCATAAAGAGGGTCTGAGGGTTTATATTGCAAGTCAAGAAAATCAATGCGTGAACCGTTGTAGAACTGAATATAGTTTAACTGTCCGTTGAAACTCCACAATTCTTCTGGAACTCCATACATGGCGCATACACGTTTGAACGTGATATAAGTAGATTGCGTGATGCGCTTCAACTCGGCACGACCAATAAACCACTTGGTACCAGCAAAGGCAAGACACATGAATAAAAGCCACACAGCACCTGTCCACGACTTTGCGCCACCAGCAGCACCACCATACAGGATTTCCACATGGTCGCTATCCGTCAGTATGGATAGGGCTTGCTGTTGCTTGTCATGGTTCTTCCCGTCACGGCTCGTTATAAAGTCAAAACGACCTCTACGGAATAGTTCCACTTTGACTGCAAGAGCCAAGGGCAGTGTTATGTTCTTATTCTTTGCCATTCTTTGCGCTGTTCCTTATCTTATCAAGTAGCGTATTGTATTGTATAAGTTCTTCATCAGACAATGCCGACAAATCCACGTTGTTTGACACGTTGGCGTTGATTTCGCCCTCTATGTTTTGTGTAGCTTTGCCAAATACTCTGTCAAAAAGCATTTCAACTGTGGAAGTGCGACCGTAACGAATATCAGAGTTTATGGCGGCTATGATGTTCAACACCCATATAGGCGTGTCCTTGTTTGGCTTGGTGCGGTCGTTTGGGTCTTTCAACAATGGTTCAAGTTCTGCGGTTGAACTCTCATACAGATGTTGTATGACCTTTAGTATTTCTTCTTTGCTGCTTTGAGGATTAACCTTTTTGCCTGTGGTGGTCTGTATGTATTTTAGCACAGAAAGATTGCCCCGACCTCGTTTCTTAGGTTGGTTCTCGGAAGTGAAGCGGTTGCCCTTTTTATTTCCTTTCTCAAATAGTGCCATTCGTTGTAAATTCGTTGATTTTTCATTTTTACCGTGTTTATCAGACACACTTTATAACTGCAAAAAATCGGACAGCGAGAAACACCGCCCGATTTATTCACTTGGTTAATCGGCTCTAAGCCTGTTCCTGTGCCTTGTACTTATCATAGAACCAGGCAACCAAACCGCCCTCCATGTAATTGTCCAAATCGTCATAGGCATCTGTTTCTTCCATGAGTGCCTCGGCTTTGTCAATTACACCTGTGAGCAACTTCTGCTGTTCATCGGTTGCGTTCCACACTTCGATTTCTCCGTTAAGCTGCTGTTTGATAACTTTTATCTCGTCAGCGGTAAGTTCAATCTTTTTCATTGTTTTTTATTTAGTTGTTTTGTAATGTCTTAAAGTTTATACTTCTTGGCAATAGCTTTAACCGCCTTTGTGTACTTGTCTGACTTTCCATGTACGGCTTTTGTAACTGTTTCTGCCCAAAACTCGCTCACATTGGTTGTAGCATACTTGCCATAGCCTTTCTTACGCTTGTCACGGCTCCATTTCTTGTAAAGGGCGTTCACTTCCTTGCCCGCAGCCTTTTGGTTTGCGCCCGTCATGTGAGCGTTCCATGTAGCGTGTGCAAGTTCGTGTGTTACCGTATGGGCAACAGGCTTATTTGTGCTTGTACTCCATCCGCTCTTGTAATTCTTGGCGTGCTCTCTTGAAACATTCTTCGCTCCTGTGTCAAAGTGTTTTCTATCAAGATATACGGCTTCGGACTTGCCGCCCCTTGTAACGTGTACTCCGTATGCACTACCGCCTAAGTCGGCAAGTTTCACGTTTCTTTGACGCACACCCATTACGGCATGATAACGTGAAATAGCCTCTTTTGTCGCTTTATACATAGCTTTATCTTTCATTTCTACGAGTGAACCAACACGGCTTATTTTGCCCTTGTATTGTCCACCTCCGTCATTGGTTCCAGCCTTAACGCCAGCACTATTTCTTCCCATAGCCGTTTACTTTTTTAGACGATAAAACAATGAGGGATTGTCAAGCACGCTGTCAAGCACGACCTTTCCCTGTTCTTTTGCCTTGATTTCCTCTTTGAGTTTATCAAGTTCCTCACTTGTGAGTTGGCTTTCGGTCAAACCGTAATCATCCAACATTTGCTTTATTTTATCTTCCATATTGCAAAGTTATATAATTAGTTATTCTTTTTACTATAATCCCAACCGTACTTCTTGGCAAGCATTTTCATAACCTTGTGGAAATGTGTTACTTCTGCTCTTGCAATGTTGCTTTCATTCCACTTTGTTTGAATGAGGTAATTGTGTCCTTGTTTTGATACTGTCCTATTCGCATCCGCAAATGCCTTTGTCGCTTCATCTGCCGACACGCCCCAACCTCCCTTTGGGCGTTTTATCGAAAACGTATATGTTGGGGTTACTGCTCGCATTTCTTTTGCATTTACCTTAATGGCAGACCTTATATCATCACTTGAAAACGAATTACCAATGCGTCTAATGCCACTTTCACCAAGTGAACGAGGGTGATTGTGGGTCAATATACTATTTGCGGGTATCTTCTTAGGGTCAAATACCACCTGTGCGCCCTTGCCACCTATTGAAGAAACAATATCGCCATTGGAGTTGAAGACGTGCAATGTTTCGTCTTTGTTGCGCCTATATTTCTGTTCCATGCCGACAATGTTCTTTACCATCTTTGCAGTATATCCTTTTTCGGTTGCTCCCTTGGAGCCGCCAGAACTTCCACCCTTACTGCTTGATGTTATGCCTCCGCGTTTCTTCCCATAAGCTACTTCTTTTTGGCATTGATAAAATCGGTAATGTAGAGCAATCCATGCTTTCGGCAAAATTCTTGCACTTCTTCACCACCTCCATATACAACCAAGTTGGGGCGTTCAAGCCCGCTTATCTCCTGTGCTACTTGTAGGTCAGACTTCAAGCTCTCCATCCAACCATCCAAACCACGGGTAAAGAAAGCATTGTACCCCTTGGGAATACCCATTTTGTTGTATTCTATAAACTTGTGGCTCACGTTAAGGTCTGCATACACCTTTATTCCGCACTCTTGGAAATAGCGTGAAAGCCAGCGTTTCTTGTAAATGAGTTGAAGACCCCATGCAATAGGTGTTTGGTCGTGACAACTACAATTTGGCTCTACTACCGCCTTGCATCCACTTGTGAGTATCTTTATAGGGTCTTTGAACAACGCTTCAAAGCGATAATCATCTACATAGAAATGATACGTCGCTACATCTTTTCGTAGTCGGCTATTTGCACCCCAAGGACTAAGCGGCAATTCCACCTTGCCAGCTTGCTGTTCAAGCAGAAGATTGGGAATTTCAAAGATGTTGTCGCTCTCATACAAGCAATCGTTATACATGGAACGGTAGAAAGCCTCCTTGTCGTTCACCTCATCATCGGTGCTTCCGCTTTCGGCTTCATCATCATCTTCTTCATCGTCTGTCTGTTGCTCGACCTTTGCAGTTTTCTTTTTGCCCTTTGGTTGTTCTTCTTCATCATCTGGAAATGTGATTCCGATAAAGTCAAAGTTCACATCTTGAAAGGTTGGCTCTACTGTCAGAGCGTTGTAGTCCCAATCGCCATTATTGATGTTTGAGCGCAATATGATGTCAATGCGCTCATCTTCTGTAAGGTCAGAATAAAGCACGGTTGGAACTTCTTTTATTTTGAGTTTCTTAACCGCCTTGAGGCGTTGGTTGCCAGACAACACTACAAGTTGTCCGTCCTGTTCCTCCAACGCCATAGGCTGATGTTCCCAAAAGCCGTTAATGCGTATAGAGTCCACCAAGCGGTCAAACTCTGCCTTTGTAATCTTGCGAGGGTTGCTTGCCAATGGGTGCAAGTCCGAAACCTTGCGGTACTTCATCTGTTCAACATTCATCGCTCACCTCGCTTTCTTCTTTGTCAGTAGTGTTATCCATGCAATCGGGGACAAGGTTATCCTCGTCCTCAATTACACAGAAACATTTGCGTATGTATTCAGCCAAACGTACAAGGCGGTAGTGTTTCCTGTATTTGAGGAACACAATCCGACTTCCATCGTTGGTATCAACGCCATAACCATAGAAACGCCCTCTGTAATCAATGGGCAGCTTAACCGAACCTCCATAGATATACAGATATTCGGCACCAACCTTTGTGATTGTTGCTGTGCGGTTGTACTTGCCATTAAGGAATATAACCACCTTTTCGCCCGCTGTCAGCGGTGCTTTAGGCAGCAGTTGCGCCACCTTTTCGCCTATCCATTCCCAGCCGCCCAGATAAAGGACTCCGAAAAGGAGTAAAGCCGTTGCTATGCTAATTATTGCCGTTGTCATACCGTTGTGATTTACTTGGTGAATGTACTTTGCAAAGATACTAATTTTGTGTTTAACAAACACATATTTAACGGAAAATTTGCTTAAAGACCGTAAACTAACATAGCCGCATCCCTGTTATGCTCATTTGTGCGACTTTGCCAGCCCGTTATTGCCTTGAAACTCTCGCCTGTAAGTTTGGTTACATTTCGCTTAGGAGCAACCATTTCGTACTTGACATTTCTTTTCGTCTTGCACAAGTCTGAAAGAAAATCATCCCAGATGCTTGCATCACGCTTTACAGAGCCGACACCTTGCAGTTTCTTCCGTTCTTGCTCACGGCTCATTCTCTCTGTTCCGAACCATGTTCTTTGCCGTGGGTCTTCGACACGCACAACTACCTCAATACCCGATTGGACATACTCATTCACAATCTCCATTGCCTTGTGTATAGCCATTGTTTCAAGCAAGAGAAACTGCCCACTTCCCCATATAGCCACGCCTGTATGTGTTCCCGTGTCTATGCCGATATAAGCCTTTCCAATTATCTTAGCCATTGCCACGTTTGATTTTGATATACTGATTACCTGTATTTACATACTGTAAGGTCATAATGTACATAACCCTGTAAAAACTATCACGCCCCGCCACTTTGATAATGTCCTTTTTGAGTTTACGAGGTAAACGAAGAGGCGTATTCCTGTCTTTCTTTCCCATGTTACTTTGCTTTTTTATATTCTTTCATTGCCGAGTGCAAACTACTTGTGCTGTCAAGCAGCGTAATGAGTCTATCAACATCAACTGTCTTTTCACCGTCCAGATATGCCCATACGCTACGCAATGCGTCCGCAATGGCTTTAGCTTGCTTACTGTCCTTGAGGGCACTCTGTACCTCTTTGTTGGTTGCCGTTGTCTTGCCGTTAGCCTTTGCAGTCCTTAGAGCTGTCTTCGCTGCCCTTACTTGGTCGTTCTCATGGGCGTATGTGCTACTAATCTCCCTTGCTGCCTTTGCCGACAATTCACCGTTGGCAATTTTGTCTTGCAAGTATTGCGGCAAGTCCAACAGCGAGAGGCACTTGCTGATAAATGCGGGCGATTTTTTGAACTTTTCGGCAATCTCAACTTGCGAATAGCCAAATTCTTCTTTGAACCGTCTAAACATTATAGCGCACTCCAATTCAGAGAAACGCTTGCCCTCATTGCGCATCATCTGTTCAATGTAGAGTTGTTCGGTGGTTGCGCCCTTTGGAGCTTTAAGAGCCTTAATGAACGGAATGCTTGCACCCTCACTTATGGCAAGCATGGTCGCACGGTATCTTCTTTCACCATCCACCAGCTTGTATTTCTCCACTCCATCCTCCTTGAATGGAATGACGGTAACGGGGTTAAGCACACCGTTTGCCTTTATCTGTTCTTTGAGTTCGTTCAAATCGAAATCTCTACGCACGTTAAATCCGTCCATAACCACAATGTTACGAGGGTCTATCAGAAATAGGTCTGTGCGTTTTGTTGCGTTCAATTCCATATTAAATTTGTTTTTTGTTAAAATACTATTCCACAAACAAGCAAGTAAACATTGTAAGCCACGTTGTCGCTTGGGTGTTCATTGCAATATTCACCCAATTTTCTTGCCATGTCCCTTACTCTTTCCTTTTCTCTTTTCAGCCTCTGTATTTTCATACTGTATGCCGTTAGAATAAATACTGTTGCCGTTGTTCCCATTCAAGCCGCTTCATTGCCTTTTCAAAGTATTTCGGCAAAATCTCACAGCCTATGAAGTTTCGTTTCTCCAAGTAACACGCAATGGCGGTTGAAAAGCTACCAGCATACGCATCAAAGATAGTATCGCCCTCATTGGAGTGTAACATCAACAAGTGGCGCAACAGATTGATTGGCTTTTCGGTTTCGTGTAATCTGTTCTTTGCCTGTGGCGGTTGGTCGTGAAAGGTTTTCATTTGCAGTTCATATCCGAGGTTGTTGTAAGTAACACCCTTTGAACGGACATAAACTATAAATTCAAGATTGTTGATGTAGCACCCATTCCCCAACGGCATAGGGTTTGGCTTATCCCATACGAGCAAAGTTGCCACATATCCCTTGTTTTCCCACCATGTCATTATTCGCCCGATTTGCTTGTTGGAGCAAAACACGCAAATGTTCACGCCTTTACAGATACGCTCAAACTCGCTAAATACCTTGTCGTAGTCAATACCTTGCGAAACGAAGTAAAGGGAGCTGCTCTTTCGTGATTGAATTTGCTTTCGTGTGCAAAAATCACCATGTGAGCCGCCACCGTTCAAGTCCAAGTCGTAGGGTATATCAGAAAGTATGAAATCAACGCTGTTGTCTGGCATTTCTTTCATCACCTCCATGCAATCGCAATTATAACAAATGCAATTGCCCAAAATTATGCGGTCACTCTTCATTGTCAAAGTAATCTTGGCTTTCGTCCATGAAATTGTCAAGCGCATCATCGCACCATGTACCCTCACAAGTACTATCGCATCTATGGTCTATCTCGCCATTGCGCCACGGACAGTATTCACAAATTTCTTCACCAAGTATATTTTTGTATTCTTCTCTGCTCATAGTCGTATCTGTTAAATAGGCTAATATCTGAATGGTGTAAAGTGAATAACCACACCCTCGAAAACATTGCTCTTGCAACCACACTTGCCAAAGAAATAATCTACGAAGTCTTCAACACTCAATCCGTCATTGTTGGCAATGTCTTCTATCGGCACACGCTTGTTGTCAATCCAGCATTGGGGCAGCGCATCGTCAGACGAATATGTCATTGTTATGTGTTGCAGTCCTATCTGGGCAAGCCTCTTTATCTCTCGTTGTTCTGAACGGTACGGTATTTCCGTCCATTCACGAATGGAAAGTATCTTCTTTCCGCTGTTCACCTCATCACAACGCTTTGCCCACAATCCGCTTGTATCCACACGCACGGTATGTATCTTGTGGTTTGCATAGAGCAAATTTGCAAACATTGTAGGCATTCCAGCCTTTTTGTGCTTTGCGGGAAACATTCTGTTCAACATCAATATCACGTTCTTCTTCATGTTGTCTTTATTTTAGATAGCCACTGTTCGTAAACTCTACTTGCGATTTGTGCAATCATTATAGGAGGTACGCTCATTCCACAAACGTAATATGGCTTTTGGTTGCCAAAATCATAGTCAGTGGGGAATGAGGACACCTTGCATACACTTTCGTTTGAAAGCCAGTTCATGCCCCAACTTGGCATAGGCGAGGCTTTTTGCCGATACCCAGCTAATATCGTGGGGTGTACCATGTCCTTATCTACCAAGGCGCATTGTTGGTATTTCGTTTCTTCGCCATTTTTCAACCGCTTGTATTCGTTGATGTAGCAAGGTGTCGTTATCGGGTCCCCAAGTGTGAGGTGTGCCTCCTCGCACGTTATGGGTTTCTCGTTGAAATTCAGATTGATTACAGGGTATGTGTCAAACAATGTGTGTGCGGTCGGTACATACTGTATGAGGTCGTTCCTAAGACATACAAAGAAAACTCGTTCCCTATGCTGTGGCACACCCATGTATTGCGCATCAAGCAAGAAATGCTGACAGGAATACCCCGCATCCTCAAACTCCATGTGAATACGTTGGACGTATTTCTTGGCAGCACCTTGGAGCAAGCCTTTCACGTTTTCAGCGATAACCACCTTTGGGCGCAACTTGCGCACTACATCTATGAAATCGAAGAAAAGAGTATCAAGCACTTGCTCTGCCTGTCCCTCTCTGAAACGCTTTTCCTTTCCCCATGTTTCCTGTCTGGTTCTTGCCATTGCAATTGTGAACGTTGAGCAAGGAGGCGAACCGTCCAGAATGTCAAGGTTGTACAACACATCGGGAAATGCAGTCCTTTCCTTGAATGTCTGTATTGGTTCAAGAAAGGCATAACGAGGGTGGTGGTTCTTTTCGTATAAGTCCATAACTCGCATGTCTATCTCGTTGCATCCAACAACATCAAAGCCAGCTAATTTATACCCCATAGAACTACCCCCCACAGGCAAAACAACTGAATACCGTGCCTTTGTCCTTTGTAAACTTGGCATTTTTCAGCGTCCAGTCATAACTGAATTTATGTTCAATTTGTTCTAACATTGTTCATCAAACACATTTTATGAGTAAATAAAAAAGGCTACTTGCGCCTACTACCCCCGTGTAACTCTATCACGTTGAAACTCTTGAAGCGGTCTATCAGACGGCTTTCAAAGCGTTCTTTCAGTTCGGTAACAGTAAGGTTGCTTGTAATGTGATACCGCTTTCCGTACTGTTGGTATATCTCATAGCGAGCGAAAAGAAATTCATCGGTAATCTGGGTAAGCAGCGTTCCGAAACTCTTTTGCTTTTCTGTTGCAAGTCCGAGGTCGTTAAGACATACAGCAAATGGCATAACACCATCGTAGCACTCTTGCGAGCTTGCGCCCTTAACCTCATTGTAGGTGTACTTGTCAATGTGTCCATACACCTTGTGGTAGTTCATAAGTTGCGTCATACTGATATTGCGAAACATATTCTCGTTATTGGTTACTCTTAGATAGTCAGAGAATATTTGCATTATCATTGTCTTGCCTGTGCCTGGTTCTCCAATAAGCAAGATATTCTTGTGCAACTTATAGTTTTCGTTGGGGAATACGTTTTCTGCTAAAATGCAGTTGTTAAAGTAGTAGGTTAAGAAGCGCAACACCTTAGAGTTGTATTCATCAACAATAAAGTCGGAAAACTCACGCAGCATATAGTTCTTGCCAATGCTGACAATGAGATTAACGTGCTGTGAATACTCTTTAGGGTCTGTTAGGTCGTATCTAAAACCTTTCAGAATACCCTTTCTGTGTTGGACTGTCAGAGCTTCCGCCCGCTGTTTCGTCAAGTGGAATCGTTCCGCTTGCATATCCTGTATGATTTTCAATGCTTCTTCCTGTGTCTTGGGCAGTTGAAGCTGCTTTCCGTTGAGTACCATATTTAATATATTCTTCGTTATACCTATTAACTACCCAATTAAGGATAGCCTTATAATCCGACTTGTACCGCTTGCCTTTTGAACCTTTGTAGTTGTCAAGTATCTCTATCATCCGCTTTGCCGCATCCTCTCCGTGTTCGGCACAGAGCTTGGCGTATTCATCACGGGTAAGTGTGACACATTCGGCATAGTTGTACTTTTTCTTTTTCTCCACCATTTGCTTTTGCTTTTCTGTGAGTGGTGGCGGTGCATCATCGCTACTTGGCTCGTTAGGGAATAACAAAGGCTGTTCTTGTTTAGAAGTAGGCGGTGACTCAATAGGGCTTGGCGTTGCAGCCTTATTCCCTTTTTTCGGTGCTTCGCTAATCCTATGCTTCATCGCACCACCGCCTTTCTTGCCAGCATTGCGCCTTTTTTCGCTTATATCAGCTTGTTTCACCATGTCAGCGGAATAGTACACGCCTTTGTGTTTTAACGACAGCACACCGCAATCTATGAGTTCCTGTATCGGTTCATCATCAGTACAACCAGACAATGCTACCAGCTCGTTAAGCGTATATGGCGCATTGTTGGGCTTTACCAACATTCCACGTTGGGAACTTTCCCACATATAGCAGAGCAAACCGACCCACGCACCCTTAGCCATAAGCGAAAGGGTATTGACACGAGGGTCTGTAAGCCAAGCCCCCGTGTCAAAAGGCATAAGTGAGTGTTTCCGCTTATCTGCCATACCCTTAGTGTTTATGCTTCCATAATGGCAATGTCGGGCGCAATCTCACGGATTTTACCTACAACATCGTCAATGCAACGGTCACGGTACTCATCTGCTACCTCCTTGGCACCAGGCGATACGAGTTGCAAGTACACCTCTCCGTCTGAAAGGTAATGGTCGAACTCCACAACAATAGGTGTCTTCTCCGTACCTTTGAAGATGGCGATATTGACAGTGAAGTCCTTTGGCAGATTGCTTTCCACCTGTGTACGGTACACATCAGCACGACTGCCAGACGGGTCACGCTGCTTCTCAATCTCTGACTTTGCATTTGCAGTGAAGTTCTTGAGGGCAGTGGACTTGGTGTAGTTGTCACGCTCGTTGATAGTAAGCGTGATAGTCATTGCCTCACGGTCCACAACAATGTTGGCTTCCTTCTGGTCAATCGTATCAACTCGCTTAACGAGCCAATCAAGCGGTGTAGAAAGCACGCCCGCAGCATCAATGCTTTCGGGCTTTTTGAGTTCCAACTGCTGAACCTCTGGTGCAACACCCTCACGCAATACAATCTCAATAGGCTTTTCGCCTGTGTAGTTGCCGATATTAACGGCAATCTTTTCGTTGTTCTTTTCCATTTTTCTTTTGGTTTACTTAGTGAATAAATTAGTTGTCTGTTCCTGTTCTACGCACGAATTGCATAACAGTACGCTGGCGTTCTTCTGGGGTAATCGGGCGTTCCTCCAACTTGTAGCCTTCGGGCGAGTAGAATGCAGTCTTTCCCTCGTCCACATCTACAAACTTGAAGCAATCTCCCTTAACGTACTCGCCACGGGCTTTCAGCTCGTCAAGGATAAGTCCCCGTCTTTCCAGCAGCGGCTTAATGCGTCCCTTATAGTCCGCTCTGATTTCAGCGAGTTTGTCTTCAAGCTCTGACACTTGGATAGACACGTTCTCCAGCTCCTCACGCCTTGCGTTCACTTCGTGCTGTTCAAACTTGCGTGTGTAACTACGCTCTACGATTTGGTCGCAGTTGTCACGCAATAGCTGTTCCCTTTTTTCAACGGGTTCTTCAGCAAACATTAAATCTTGCATAACTTTCTGTTTTTGGTTCAACAATTATTTTAAGCGTTCTCCAACTTTGAAATTGTATGCGAGGTATTCTGTCCACAACTCCAAGAACTGTGCTCCAAAATATCTTGCCTTTTCGTATGTATCAAGGCACAAGCGGAAGCCACTGTTCGCACCCGAGTTCGAGGAACGACTATTCGCATCCGCAAACCCCCAGCCCGCACCCGCACCAATACTCGCATCAGCAGACAGAAGCACACCCCTTTCTTCGCTATCCATGCGCTCCACTTCATCTTTGGTATATAAGGCAAACCAAGGATAGTAATAGGTACAATAGCCGTTAGGGTCGGGATAGACCTTAACATCACCACCCCAAAGAGCCTTGCAAACAAGCTCCAACTTCATAAGGGCGATAATGTGCTTTGGTACTCCAGCATTAGTTAGCGTAACCTCATCAATCTTTTCACCAAGCGCAGTGCAAGCGTCCTCATAGGTCTTGATAGTCTTGTAATCTTTGAGGTTTGGAATGTTAGGGCGAATGTCTGTAACATAAGACCAGAATACAACATCTTCGTCTTCTACAACCTCATTCCAATCCTTATCATCAGATACGAACTGAAAAGACGAAACGTTGTTTTGGCTGTCAATAAGCATTACAGGAATGATGTTGTTTTCATATCCTTTGTTGCTTGGTTTCTCACTTGGCTTTCGCCAGATACTTTTGAGGTATTCCTGTACCTCAACCGATTTTGTTTCTTTGTTCATCGCTTAACTTTTTGAGTTTCTGAATATTCTTTTTTGTCAATCTCACAGCATTGTAAACCCGTGTGCTTGTATTGTCGGGCAACAACTCTAAAATCATTGGAATGTGTCTTACCAAGTCAGTAACCACATTGTTAGGCACTTGTATCATCGTTAGTTCTCCAATATTTATCGGGGTCGGGTATTTCAATTCCAAGGTATTCACGCCCATACTCCCTTAGCTTTTCGCAATATGTGGAGAATGTCAGAGTGTCCATAGTTGCAGTTGATGTGGGAAACTCCACTATCTCGCCCGTGTGCTTGTTCACCACACTATCCTTTGCAAGCATATTCTTGAAGTATTCGTGTACTTGTTCAACGCTCACAAACTCCCAACCAGCCTCTAAAAGTGCATCAAGCAGCATTGGGTATATGCAACCCCACAGCCACCCGTTTTGGTCGTTAGAGCGTGGCTTACGCATACGCTTAACCTCAATGCGATACATTCCATCACAGACTTGTGCAAACCATTCGTACAATGGTTGTAGCGTGAATAGTCCTTTTCTTTTTTCCACCAAGACCTTTGCCATATCAGAACTTTGTAATATCTATGCTAAGATTTGGGGCAGCAGCATACACCACCTTTCCCGTATGTCTTTCGATTTCAGATACAAATTGCAACCTGTCGCTGTTGTGGTCTGACAAGTGCAAAAGCACTATGTTATACACATTGGAAAGGTCTAAATCAGAGAGTACCGCCTTGCACGTTTGCAGTTCCATGTGAGAATTGGGCAAGCGGTCTATTTGCGTCTTGGGCGTTAGTCCAGCATTGACAGCTTCAATGAGCTTAGGCATTGAATAGTTGCACTCAATCAAAACGTGGTTAAGATTAGAGAACAAGCTAAGACATTCGCAACTGTCAGTAAGAAACATCACACGCCCACATTCGGGGTGTTCTATGAGGTAGCCCACACAAGGGACATCATGGCAAGCGTTGAACGGCAGCACCTTAAACCGACCGAGTTTGTACCCATGTTTGGGAACAATGTGGACAGAGCGAGAACCCCATACACCCCTTGTTTCCCAAACATCTGGCAAAGCCAATGTGTAAAAGCCATTATCTACCATAGCCTTTATATACTTGGCGTGGTCTTGGTGTCGGTGCGTTATCAGACAGCCAACGACTTTTCGGAGATTGTAACCCAAAGCCTTTTTCACTTCTTGGAAGCGTACTCCAGCTTCAAGTATAAGAGCCTCCTTGCCGTTGTCAAGAATGTAACAGTTGCCGCTACTGCTTGAACCTAACACTTTCAACTCCATAGTTCACTTGGTTAATCAAAAGCCTGGGTCTGGCTCTGTTTCCTGTCCGTCTTGCTCATCACATTGTGGCAGTGACTGAACATCTGTAACATCTTCGTACTCCACATCTGCATCGTCAAAGGCTTCGGGAGATTGAGCGACAACAGTAACATCTGGCTTGTCTTCCGTATCGCCTTGCGTGTCGGATGCAATGCCCTCTTGCAATGATACCGTGAGATAGCCATATTTTCCCAAGAGATTGCGTAACACGGTCTTTATCGCCATAGCGTGAAAGTTTCCTTGCCAACCTACTTGTGAGCTGTCAGCATTGACAGGCAGCTTTGCGAGGTTTAGCAGCGTGTCAATAGTAACACCCTTGTTGTATGCTATCGCCTTAGAGTAACGCTTGGCGTGTGCCGCCATATCCTCAACGCTCATATAGAGAGCCTTGTGGTAGCCGTCCACCAACTGAATGTAAGCAAAGTAGCCTACGACCTTTTCAGACATCTTACGACCCTCAACATCTATTTCGCCCGTCAGTTTACTTGTGCGCTGTAACTCACCCTCGTACACGACATCAGCGTTAATGATAGCATACTTACCTGTACGCATTGCAAGCTGATACAAACCCTTGTAGCCAATCTGAAATACAGGCTCGTACTTCTTCACACGGTTGCTTTTCTCGTCAATTACCGTGTTGTAGTACGGAATAATGAAAGCCTGTCCCAACGCCTTGTTGATAGGCAAGTGCAATACCGCTGCTTTCAGAGCTTCTTTCACCACTTGGTTAGGGTCGCATAACTGTAACTTGCTATCCGAACTATACAAGTCTATGAGTGACGCAACGAATGTAGATGCGTTCTTGCTAAGGGCATTCTTGAACTGTGTCATTACCGAATCAGCGTTAAGCACTCGTTTCAGCGTGTCTAAGTTCTTCGCTTGTGGTTTCTTTGCGCCAGCACCGCCCTGTTGTTGCTGCTGTGCAGTCATTGATTTCTGTTCTTCCATATTGATTACTCTATAATGGTTAGCTCTTTATCATTGCTTACCCTCAAGTTCACAATTTGCGAGATAGTAGGAATGATATTGTTAAAACTCTCTCTGTTGTCAATGAATATCGGTGCCGAAATGCCCTTGGTTGCACATATTGCATTGATAATGTCCAAGCCAGCGTTCACCTTGCCGCAAGCGTTTACATCTGCATAAGGCACACCGTTCACGCTACAATAGCAAGTGATTTTCTCGCCACCGTTCTTCTGGTCTTTGACAAAGGAAAACGAAACGACACTGAACAAGCCGTTGATACGTTGCATGAGAACTTCATCTTTTGACTTCTGAAAGCGTGTATATACATCTTCCCAACGCTCCAAGTCTGCCTTGGCTTGATTGTTGGAGATACGCTTTTCTTCAAGTTCTGCCACCTCTTTGCTGACACGCTCAATCATGGCACGTTTGCCAAGTCGTTTGTTGATGTCGGCAATCTGGGCGTTGATGTTGTTCTTGCTGCTTTGCAGTTCCGACACATCAGCTTGTGGCACCTCAATTTTCAGTTGGTTGTCAATGTCCGCTATGTCATTGCGCAAGGCAATACACTGTTCATCAGACGCAATGGCTTCGTCCGCATTGCCAGCAACGGGGATATGCGCTTTCTTTATTTCGATATTACCCTTAATAGTAAGGGCTTCGTCTTCAAGTTTGGCTATCAGTCCTGTTAGTTTGGTCTGCTGCTCGACAGCCTTGTCATATTCAGCCTTGTATTGCTTGCCCTTGGTCTGAATGTCCTTTTGTCGCTTTGCCTTGTTTTGTTCAAAGTTTCCACGGAGCTTCGCAATTGCGTTTTCCAAATTCTCACCCTTGTAAGGTTCACCACAGGTAGGGCAGACAAGCACATCACCATTTGGTTCTGTGAACTGTTCTTTGGCAATGGTCTTGAATTGCTCACGCATATCTACGAGCTTTGTGTTAAGCTCTGCCACCTTATCATCAGTAGCCTTTTTCTCGTTGCGGTAACGTGACACGTTGGTCTGATTGATTGAAAGCTCACCCTCCATCTGCTGAATTTCAGCAATAGCCTTGTTATGCGCTGCGTTAGTTTCCATGCGGATAGCACTCTCACGGTCTTGCAACATCATACGCTTTTGGGATTGCTTGTTGCGCAACTCCATCTTACGCTTATAGGCTTCTTCGTTAAGTGCCGACTTATCGCTAATCTGTGCGTCTATACCCTTAACGCTGTCTTGCAATGACTTCAACTGCTTTTCAAGTTCCGCCCAATCTTCACTTTCGGGCATGAGCTTTTGAGCGGTTTCTATGCTTGCTGGTATTGTGACAAGCGCATCATTACAAGCCTTTTTCTTGGCAGCGACTTCTTTTGCCCACTTAGCAAGGCTCGTTCCGTTCACTTCATCAAGCAAAGCAATGAACTCTGGATTAGTAGCCGCCACTTCTTCATCATCTATGTTGCCAACCATTTCGAGCAACATTTCCTTTTGCGTGTCCGCACTCAATGATGTAAAGAAATACGGGTTGGTAATCATACGGAACACATCTTCTGGTATGATTTCCGATATTTCGGCTTGATACTCTTTCTTGGTGCCTGTGCGCACATCATTGATGAAATACTGTGTTTCGTCTTTCATCACTTCATCAGTAGTACCGTTCACTTTCTGCCACTTCTCACATAATGAGCGTTGCAGTTTTATTTCCTTGCCGTCCACATCAAGCACGGCTGTTACAGAGTGTTCCAGACGATATATTGGCTTTCCGTTCTCGTCATTGGTTTTCACGTTAAAGCCATTAGCACCGTCACTTCTACCTGTGCTGTCCTTACCGAACAAAAGCCACAGATACGCATCATAGAGCGTTGTCTTGCCCGTTCCATTGTCCCCGCATACGGTCGTTATGCCGTCATTGAACGTGATACTAAAATCACGCACACCCTTGAAATTGATAAGGGAAAGGGATTTCAATAAAATTTTCTTCATTGTGCGCCAAATTTGATATTATTACTTTCGATATACTTTTCTCTGATTGTGCGAGCGTCATTCAGCACTGTTTGCACATTCTCCACATAGCGAATGTCAATAAGCGGAATGTTGTTGTAGCAAATGTAAAGCTGCTTTTGGAACTCCATTACTTGCACTACTTTCAAAGACTCACTCTGCATCACCGCCTTACGTTGTTCGGCTTTGCGTTCTTGTCTGCCTTTCAGATAGGCAGAGATAAATCTGCTAATCCTGTTCATAGTTTCTTATCTGTTGATGATTGTTTTTAATGTTTCAGCATTGTTGAGCTGTTGCAGCTCTGCCCGTGAATAGAAACGCTTTGAGTTGGGAGCGGAACCATTACGTTGTGGAGTTATAAGCCCTTGCTCAACCCACCGCCTTACTCGCATTTCTTGATACAGGCGATATGCCTCACGTTGTGAAACCAAGTCGTTGCTTGGTGTGTTCGTCTGTATTATCGTGGCAGCACCAAGAGCCGCCATTTCCTTACAGATGTTCTTCAATTCGTACAACTCCATCGTAATAGCCATATCATACCCTCCTTTTACGCTTGAAATAATCTCTTACGCTTTCAGTGGAATACTCTTTGTCTATGTAGCATAGCCAAGCAAAAGCCCAACCGCCACAGGCGAATAAGATGTGTCCCCAATTGAAAAACATGGTTACTGTGCAACATAGGGCTATTAACCCCCAAACACACATACCAATAAAATTTACCAATGTGCTTCTACTCATCGTCTGATACTTTAAGCGTTAAACAATTCTTCTGCCTTAACGCCAAGATGTTTAGCGATAAGGGTTGTTCTCAATTCGTCTGGCTTCTGTGTTCCAGCAAGCCAACACCTTACAGTAGTAGGGTGTACCTTAACGAGTGCCGCAATATCATTCACCCATGCTGTTTTTGGAGCTTGTGGGCGTTCTGTTGGCAGCGCATCGTATAGCTGGCGAAACTTTGTTTTCTTCTTATACTTCATTTTCTTGCTGATTTAATGTGTTTTACAGACATATTTTTATATCTTTGCAACACTATTATTGTCATTGTGTTGCAAAGGTAAACAATTTACCTAAACCAACCAAATAATTTAGGCAAAAAGTTTATGGTGAGTATGTAATAAAGTTTTATAAACATTAGAATAGTGTTGATAATGAGTAAGTTAGACAGATATAAAATTTTGATACGCCACCTAACAAAAACAGGGTTTGTGGCAAATCAAAGGGAGTTGGGGCAGAAAATGGGATATAATAATCCCTCTGCGTTCTCGCAAGTAATCAACGGGAAGACGCAAGAGCCTAAACTATTTACCCAAAAGCTAAAGAACATTGTACCAGAATTAAACCTTGATTGGTTAGAAAATGGCACAGGCACCATGTTTGGTGAGGAATATTGTGAAGATACTGCAAACAAACAGGTACAGGTGAATGATGATAGCCTTGAACTTATCACAGCGGGCGGGGAGGCTTTCTCCAATATGATTGTCCGAATGATGAATGAAAAGCAGATTGCACCTTACGGTTTGCTTGCTGATAAGGACGCACAGATTGCCGACCTCAACAGGCAGATTGGCAAGTTGGAGGCATTGTTGGAAGTTGCCAAAAAGGGAACTGCCCCAGCGGTCGGCAATGCCACTGTTGCAGATGTAGGGTAACACCATTTGGCAAAGTACCCAAGTATTAACATTAAAACAAAGAGATATGAAAGAATACTATCGTATGGTTATTGAGCTTTGCAAGCAAAGCATACACCAAGTAAATTCAGAAAAGAGCTTAGAGGTTCTGGTAGAGTTGGATAAGGCTATCACAACAGCAAGGATTAAGGGCTTACCCTTTGAAGAGCTGCAAGAGTTGAAAGCAGATGTCGAACAATTAAGAACTATCGCATGAAAAAGATATTGTTAGGTCTGCTGCTAACAATTAGCGTGGCAGTTCATGGACAAATTAAAAACGCTGGATGCTTTCTACGCATGATAGAACCAATTGCAAACAATGCGCTATCGTACACGAATGATAGCGTTGGAATTTCGTTTGAATTTAACTCTATGAATTACTTTGTGGAAGTTACTATTGAAAATCACACAAACGAAATGATAGCAGTTGATTGGGACAAATTTCTTATCATAGACGGGAACACAAGTCAGCCGATTATTTTTGACGATACAGTGATTGCATTTAAGGACGTACCTAAAGGAAAAAGTCAAGTTGCACCAAAAACAAAGGTGTACCGAAAAATAACGGCAAGGGACAACATAGAATACCCGACACCATTCTATACAAAGAAATATATAAAGATACGCCCTCGTCAAATTGGCTTTCTCGTTCCAATAGACTATGAAAACAGGAGCGAAAGTTACAAGTGTGTTATTGAAGTATATATTCCACAAAAATGAATACACCAATAAGCAAACAGATAATGGAGCGTTTCTATTGCGCTTTGGATGCAATAGTGGCGATGAAAAAGATACGAGGTGTAAATACCTATTGCCGCCTGTATGAGATTGACAGGCGCAACCTCATAGCCAACCGCAAGGACTTGGATAGGGGTTGGTTTCAAGTTTCTTGGATGTACCCAATGGTAAAGGACTTTGGAGTAAATGCCAAATGGCTAATGTTGGGTGTTGGAAAGATGTTTGAAGAATGATAGCCGTACTTGTGATTATCTTTTTTGTTGGTCTGCTTTGGGCGTATGGTAAGCGACAGACTGCAAATAATGGTATCTACCAACCAACAGCACAACCAACGAAGAGAAAACGGAAACGCAAATCAAAGGTGCAATCATGGCAGAAACAACAAAAGCAGATTTGGAAAGCCAAAGCACGGTCGGCAATGCTCAAAGCAAACTATGTCTTTCTATCCATAGACGAGGCAAACGATTTGTTCACATACAATCATTCGGCAGACGAAATGAAATTGCTTGATGTCGTTCTTGACGCAACGCTGGACGGAAAGGATTATGTGCAAATAGACCGTTCGCTATATGAGCGCATGAAATCAGAGAAAGCCTTGAAAAGGCAAATGGATAAGGAAAAAGAGTGTCAGAAATAGGCACTCTTTTTTCGTTTCGTCCAAAATCGAAGTTAGCGTGTTCTTTCCCCCATACCCCCTATTTCTTATACTTAAACTATTATATAATATATAGATCGGAAGAGCACACGTCTGAACTCCAGTCACCGTACGTAAACTCGT